GCAACCAATCGTATGCTGTCTAGCATCATTGAACTGGCCTTCATAGTTCAGAGTTAAGTCGGAATCTGACCCGTCAAAAGCCGTTATTTGTGTTCCATTGACATAAAGCTTTGTTCTATCAGCGGCAGTCGATTGAGTAGAGTCAAACTGCCAGACAATATTCGACCACGCCGCTGTATCTCTGAACAACGTGTTACCTGTTCTCGCAATGACTTGGGTGCCACTATTATAATTTTGGAAGGCTATTTCATCATTTAGGAATTCTAGACCACCAAAGTTATTGAAGTCAGTATGACCAGCAGAGAACAAATACATTTCGCCACTAGAATCGAGATTGCCTCTTTTTACCCAACAGCTAAATGTAAAGGTTTTGCGGTTTCCTGCACTCGATGGAGTAAAAGATAAAAACGCTGAATCATCATCGTTCAGACGTAAAGAATTTTCTATTTCAAATCCATAAAAACCGCCAGAGGCGTACATCCATTGTGATGATCCGAATGGGCCAGACATTAACTAAACGCCAATTGTGGAGCACCCAAAAGGATGCGGTTAGAAGCCGCTACAACATAAGGTATGATGTCTGTAGCACTTGCGGTACTAGACAATGTGATTCCTGCACCTCCCGCAGTCTCATAATCTGTTCCTAAACTTAGTGTTCTACCGCCCGTGCCGTCTTGTATGCAGACAATGAAGCCGCTTTGACCTACCGTTTCAGTAGATGGGTTAGCCAATGTGACGTTACCTGTCAGTGTTAGTACAAAGTTTTGATTAGCAGAAAAGTCTAATGTGACACTACCTGTGTTTGATGTATCTGTGTCTGTTTTAGCTGTTGCTACAGCACCGACAGTTAAGCCACCTGCTATTGTTACATTAGTTGTGCCTGTCGGTATTTCAATAACATCTGCGTCAGCATCGTTCTTGATGGTTACATCATTAGTTGAACCCTGCCCTGTCAGAATTAAACCTTCTGCTGCTGTGAAGCCCATAGCTGCATTATCACCAGCAGAGGTATCTCCAGTGGCCTCCACAGTGCCGCCAGTAATAACACCTGTAGTAGTTATGGCACTAGCACCATTATCTATAGCACCAAAACCACTTGTAATAGAACCTGAATCTAGAGCACCTGTTGTAACAATACTTGAACTACCAGCAGCCGCTGATGCCCCGATATCTGATAATACCTCTGATGCAGATCTACTTTCTAATCCATTAGCAGTAAATCTAGCAAACTCATCATCAGCTACTGAACTGCTATCTATTTTTACAGCGTTAGTGTTAGATATACCAAATGTTAAACTAGCTTGTCCTCCTATATCGGACAGCACTTCTGATGCAGAACGTCCTTCAACAGATGTTCCTGCAATCCTTAAAAAATCATCATCAGCTACACCACTTGTAAAAATTGGGATATTAGTATCTGAGATACCAAATGTTAGTGCGGCTTGCCCCCCAATATCAGACAAAACTTCTGAAGCAGATCTGCCTTCAATTGCTGTACCGTCAATTCGTAAGAAATCATTGTCTGCCGCACCTGACGTAAAGGTTGCAACATTGCCACTGGATATTCCAGAGGAGGGTATATCCGATGTTAAAGCAACTGTTCCTGCTGACGAGGGTAATGTTACTGTGACATCCGCAGTGGATGCAGGTCCAATCAATGTAACAGCGTTAGTTCCATTATCAGTGTCTTCTTTAAATAATATAGAGCCTGCCGCTGAAGATGAACCAGACAACGTAGGGGCAGTTAACGTCTTGTTAGTTAATGTTTGTGAACCAGTAAGTGTTGCTACCGTAGAATCAATGGCAACAGTCAGAGTATTCCCTGATCCAGAAGTATCAATACCAGTGCCACCAGCGATATCAAGAGTTTCAGAGTCCAAGTCGATTGAAAGTGCTCCACCAGAATCTCCTTGAAAGTCTAAGTCTGACCCTGTTAATTGTGCGTCAACATAAGCCTTAACTGCTTTAGCAGAAGCTAATGTATCATCAGAACCAGATACAGAACTTAAATCCGTATCTAAAACACCAGACTTTAAGTTATCAACTTCAATATTAGATACAGTATTATTATCTACATCTATTGTTTTATTAGTCAATGTATCAGTGGTTGCTTTACCTACAAGAGTGTCTGTAGCGGCAGGTAAAGTAATTGTAACATCCGCTGTAGACGCTGGTCCGATAAGCGTAGCACTATTAGTACCATTATCAGTGTCTTCTTTAAACAGTATTGAACCTGCTGAAGAAGATGATCCAGATAATACAGGAGCAGTTAATGTTTTATTAGTTAATGTTTGCGAACCAGTTAAGGTTGCAACAGTAGAATCTATCGCTACACTAAGCGTATTACTTGAGCCACTGGTATCAATCCCAGTTCCCCCTGCAATAGTAAGGGATTCTGAGTCAAGATCAATACTAAGTGCTCCTCCGCTGTCCCCCTGAAAGTCAAGATCTTGTGCCGTAACCTGCGAATCAACATACGTTTTAATTGCTTTTGCTGATGCAAGGGTATCGTCTGAACCGGATACAGAGGATATGTCCGTGTCGATAGATGTAATTGCTGTACCGGATGTAACAGTGAGGCTGGTAGTAGTAACTGCCGCCGCTGAAGACCCCCCGATAACTGCCCCGTCGATAGTGCCGCCATTAATATCAGCAGTATCAGCAACCAGACTATCAATGTTTGCTGTACCGTCAATGTGCAAATCTTTAAATTCTGCACCCGTTGCCCCCAAGTCTACGTCATTGTCTGTTACAGGAACAATCGCACCATCTTGAAAACGCACTTGTTCTACAGAAGAAGAACTTACGTCTACAAAAACTCCGATACGATTGTTGCTATCACTAACAACAACTTTATTTAGAGGTGTTACTACTCCCGGATCACCGATAAGACCAATTACTGGTCCTTCTGCCGTTGTTCCGTCATGCTTATGTCCACCAGTATTGCTAAATACGTTGAGTATCTGATCAAACTCATTATTAGAATCAGCCGCATCAATTACATCACCGTCTGTGTATGAACTTTGTCTAGTGTACCCAGCCATGTTATCGCCTTGCTCCTACTCCGAACTCCAATTGGAATCCTTTTAGTGAATATGGTGCTGATGCCGCTGTATCATTTATGCGTAGCGCAACAGCAAAACCTGAACCTTCTACAGATTGCCTTAATAATGGTGTTCTTTGACCACCATACGTTCCTGTACTACCGTATGTACTTACTCCATACAGTGCAAGAACATCAGAAGCGTTTAAAATATATGCAGCAGGATTAGTTGAATCAGGAGATTCATAATCATATCTTAAAAATAAACTAGCATTAATAGCCGCTTCAGGTGCATAGTTTATAATTATTCGATGCATATCTTTGCGTATACCCGCATCTCCCATAGTTAAATCTGGAGAACGGTATCTGCCATTAATAGCTGTACCATCAAATGTGTTACCACTCTCTTGCAAAAACACATAGCCGTCAAAGCCACCATGCAATACAGTTTCTGGTTGTCTTTCATTATCGTAATCTGTACAAGCAGGTTTAATGCCTTTTAATTCAGAAAATACAAAACCCTGTTGTGTTAAGCTAGCTATTATTCCTAAAGTATTAGCTACTGAATCTGTTTCGTTTACAAAAAATATTCTATATTGTGTTTTGGTAGGGACTACAACAGACTCAATTTGATCAAATGAAGTAAGTCCATCAAACTTTACTTGAACAGGTTTTGAAATTGTTCCTAATTCAACATCTCCAATTTTATCCGTACCTGCAATAGTACGCAATCCATCAGGAGCTAGAAATATAATATCTCCTCCTAATTCCTGAACACTGTGTTTAGCAGAACAACCTAGATCACGAGTAACTGGTTGTAATACAAAGTCGCTTAATGTATTTCCTGTAATTTTAAATATTTTTTCTCTTCCAAAGACGTACAACTGATCTCTGAAAGTCTTTAATGCTACGACTGTATCATCAACACTGATACTACCTCCCCCATTACCAGAGGAAAAATCATTTTCTGAGAAAGGCGCACTAAAAAATACTTGGTTAGGACTAGCACTATGCCCAGATAAAAATACATGATTTTTAAATATTTCAACAATAGATGGAGCAGAGGGTGCATCTGAATGTGTAATGTCTGTTACAGAAGAACCATTATAAAAACTTGCTCTATTAACACCATCAACAAAAATTAATTTACTTGTGCCTGCAAAATTATATCTTTTGAAAGAAAACTTACCTGCATTTGTTCTACCCGAATCTATAGAAGTCCAAGTTTGTGATACAACAGCATCATCAGAATGAGAAGCGGCACTAGTATTATTAACTCCTCTGGTGCAACCAGTAAACGTAGTGCTTGTAGTACCTGTATAAGTTATCTGTTCTGTGCCAATTAAAAGTGTTCCAGTAGAAGTAAATCCAGTAGTTGAGTCTACAGTTATAGTAGTTACAGAATCATTGATTGCACCATTTAACTGATCTGTTTGATTTGTAGAGCGAAATACAGATTCGCCTCTTGCCGCTATAACTTCAGTTGATCCATAACTTGCCGCCATTAACACTGGCTCAGATGCAGAGGCTGTTTGAGGAACTACACTACTATTCCATTTACTAAATCCGTTTATCCTCCGATATCCTCCATTAATATCAGATTCAAAATTTATTAATTCAAGAGCCATGCCCGGTTCTAAAGTAAAAGCAGATCTGTTAAGAACAAGACCACCAGAGCAGGAAAACTGTAACGGTTGTACGCCAGACTGATCTGCCATGTTAGGTCACCGTTGAATTTATAAATGAAAATCTGTTATTTCTAGGAATATATGTAGAACGAACATAATCATGTCTGTTACCTAACACACCCAGCATATTTTTAATACCTTCATCAAAACGATCTAAACTTAATTGATACTGCGTAGTTTCACCACGAAACTGATAACCATACATGACAGCACCATCAGCTATAACATGCCTAAATCTTTCTGGTATAGAAGGCACATCCCCGTGTGCAGATAAATCAGCAGGAAATGTATAAAAATCAAATTTTATTTTATAGGTATCATCTGGATATGGATACAAACCATATTTATTAGCAGGATCTCTAAATACATGAGTAGGCTTGCCACCCACATCAGAAGTATCCTCTTGATCACTATATTTTTCAATGTATTCTTTATAATCTATAAAAGTAAGTTTTCTTCCCGTTGCTCCCTTAGATGTATCAGGAACTAGTCTAAAGGTATTATAATCTATTAATTTAGTGCTAGTGGGTAGTGCATATCTTGTTTGATTAGCAACAAGTGTAATTTCAGCCTCTGAATGATTAAAAGGCCAAGCATACTCTCGTTGATTAATATTTCTGATAGCAGAGTTTACTGCATTTTTGCATTGTGTTTGAAACCCACGAGAAGAAGCAAAGTTAGCAGAAGTTAAAGGAACTTCATTAAATCTTGCTAGCACTTCATTTGTAACATCTAAATATGTATATGCCATTAGAAATATTAACCCTTGTAGAGAAGAAGGGGGCCGAAGCCCCCGACTTATTTATGCAAGCTGATCTCTTACTACTTCAGCAATGTCGTCTTCTCTTCCATTGAAGTCAGCGACAAGTGCGTAAACACGTAGCTTACCAACTGTAACATCAGCAGAACTAGCAATTAATTTAACATCAATTGTATCTGTAGAAGTTACAAGCTGGGTGTAAGTAGCTTGACTTGTTATATTTGCTCCGCCATTAGAACCAGCGGCGAGGAAGCCTGTAGATGTTACATCACCACCATCAACAATGTCATCACCAGCGGCGAAATCAATGTCAACAGTAGGAGAGGAGCCATCAAAGGCAGTTAGTACCTCTGCACCAGCAGCAATAATCATAGTATTAGCTGGAATTTCTAATACTTGGAAAATGTCACCGTTAGTGCATGAGTAGTTAGCAATTTCAGAAATATCTAAAACGCCTTCTAGCATGGTAACAGCAGTTTCCATATTGCGAAGTACAGGTACTACATCAGCTTTTTCCTCTGTAAAAGTTGATGCAAGGGTAAGATCAAAAGTAGCCATTATCTATCTCTCCTTATGCCGCATTGTACTTAGCAGTCACAATAGCTTCTGGACGAAGAATCTTGCGACCATATAAGTGCATACCACGGACAATATCAGCAAAGCTGTCAGGATCACGATATGTCTCAGTTTTATTGATCTGTTGAGCAGTAGCAACCGCTGAATCGTGACCTGCAACAATAACTCCAAAGTTACTGTTCTGATTTGCTGAACCTGAAGTACCAGCACCAGTTCCAACAGAAGGCAAGTTGTTAGAAACAATTACACGGAATCCGTGTAGGTTGTTTACTACCAAACCATTCTGAAGACCAGCACCACCAAAGTCTGCGTTTAACAGACGAGAATCTTCATCTTTTAGCAGTTCCATGAAGACCGGATCAACAACAAGCCAACGTCCCTGCGTATCAACATACTGCTGATCAAGTAGACGACCCATACGAGAAATAACCTGAAGAGGAGATGCTGACGCTGTAGCAAGCGCAGTAGCACCCGGTAAACGAGGCACTAATGGGATTGAGTGATCTCCAGCAGAGCCTGTGGTGATATTACCAAAGCTATCTTTACGAAGCTTCATAGTAGTCAAAAGCTCGTCAGATCCTGCTGTGCTTACAGCTTTACTTCCAGATACCACATCGTTTGCGGTACTGGCAACTGCGGATAAAGATGCTTGCTTAAAGCCAGATAAATATCCAAGCACTTCAGCGTCATATTGATCACGAAGACGATATGCCGCACGATCAGAAGCCATCTGTAAAAAGTTTACATGTGAATGTGCTTCTTCAATGTCATCAATCTTGAAAGCAAAGTAATTTGACTTATCAATGACAAGAGTAAAATCTTCATCATCAAGATCTTGAGGGACAATTTGAGCACCACGAGCATACTGTTTAACAGTGATTTCTGGCTCTTTAATAATTTTGACAGAGTCACCCATTTGGGCTATCTCTCCAAAATAATCATTATTTGTTATGCCTTCTATTACAGAGGCTTTACGAAAAGCAAGCTGCACTTGCTTACTGTAAATAATAGGGCTAAAGTTACCATTTGGTAGGTTACCATAGCCCGATGCAGTTTGAAATGCCATTTTAAAACACTCCTGTATTTTAACATTGGGTTAGGTTTTACGTGTAACTTCGGCAGAGGCCATCTAGCATCAGGGTGGTATTTTTATCTGCCAAAATAAAAATGCGGCCTGAGTAGTTAGGGTATTCTGTGAAGGCGAAGCAAGGCTTCTGAACACTTTACTAACTGGCGAGAAAATAAAGTAAACAGTTGCCTTGCTTCTAAGTTAATTGTGGGTATCCGTAATGGGGCCACATCTATTATATTATATAGTTATATCCATAAAAAATCATTTGTCAACACTTTTATCGCGCTGAACCAGACATATCATAGATAAACTTTTCTGTGCGAATAGCTTCAGCAATTTCTTCCTGCGCTTTCTCAAACTGTTGTGCAGTCATTTTATCTACATCAGATTCTTTAATATATGACTTTGTTTCATCTCCTTCAGGAACAGAACGTGATGAGCGAGTGCCGATAGCTTTAGCCGCTTCTTTTTCTTTAGAAGATTTCTTTTTAGTATTTATTCCCATGTCAGCTTTATATAAGTCAATAGCACGAGAAGCCGCTTTTGCGTCATCCCCATTATCATATAAAGCATCCTGTACCCACTTAGGTTGTTCTTCAACCCAGTTGTGGAACTCATCGGTATCACGGATTTGTTCAAAGTCAGGTTGCAGGCGCATAAGTTCAGCTTCTGCTTTCTCACGCTGTGCTTCCTGTTTCATTTCATCTATTTGTTTAAATTTACTTTCAAACTCAGATGCTTGCTCATGCGCTTTTTTCATTGCGATTGTTTCTACAATCTGAGCAACATCAGGATATTCCTTCATCCAAGATTCTAACTCATCTTCGGATTTAGGATACTGTATTTCTTTTTTAGTGGATGCCTCTAACTGTGCACGAAGATCATTAATCTGTTTCTGTAAATCAGACTCTTGTTTTTGAGAGTGTCTACGCAGATCACCATATCGTTTTTTAAACGTCTTTTCTTCTGCTGTCGTTGGCTCCGGTTCAGCCTCTTCAGCTTGCACTTCTTCTTTTGGAGAGCCTTCTTCTTTTGCCTTTAATAACTCAGCAAGCTCAGCTTCCTCTTCTTCAATGCGCTTTTTGTTTGCGTTGCGCTTTGCAAAACTAGATGCAACTTTTACTTGTTCAACTTTTTCAGTCATTTCAGTTTGTGTAGTAGACATTGTATTTCCTTTTGTCTGGGGCTAACGGTTGCCGAAGGGCGTTAGGTAGCCAGTAGTATTATATCACTTTTTACGTGATGATTTCAATGCACGTTTAGTTTGTTCTTGTACTGCTCCGCCTTTGGAGAATGGTGATGAAAACGTATCTTTGCTACTACCTGTTCCACTTAAATCATCTCTTGATTCACCTCTCGTAGTTCCTGCACCACTTCTCTCTTCTTGCCTATCTTGAGCTTCTTGCCTGTCGCGCTCAGCTTGAACTGCTGATTGAGAAGTTGGTGTATCATCAGCTGGTGTACTGATGCTAACGTCAATGCCTTTAGCCCCTTTTGTTGATATTTGTGTTGCGGCTAACGACGATCTTCTTGATGCTTCTGCTGGAGTTAATGTGGTTTTTCCTTTAACTACTCCCCCACCCGGAGTAACCGTGTAATCAATTCCTCCAATCTTTACATCGACAGAATCTCTTTCTCCTGTGGTTACTTTTTCTACATATTGCGGAATAGCTCCTAATTTAATAAGTTCTTTTGTTTCATCTCTTGATATGTTTAACTCTTTAGAAAGAGTGTCGTAAAAATCGCTTTTCTTTATTGTAGTATTGATACCAGTTGCAACAGCACCTACTGGACCACCGACTTTAGCTAAAGCTTTCACGTGATCTATTAATGTTGCATTTGGCCCAAGTTGTGATCGTGGATCGAGTTTCCAAGCTTCGCTTAATTCTGTGCCTAATCCCAATGATTTTTCTAACTCCACCATTGCAATTGTTTCATAAGAGTCAAATGCTATTTGATCAGATCTGTCCTGTTGCCCTTTAGATTTTTCATCTCCATCTCCACCTGTAGGTTGTGTTACAGTGGGTTGTGTAATTTTAGGGGCTTTCTGTTCTTCTGGTTTATATACTTTGTATCCTGATGGAATTTCTTGCTGTGGCTTGCCATCAATAAACATAATAGTAATTAGCTCACCATTAGGACCAATGTACTGTCTTTGTTCCGTAGTAGGTACTTTTCCTGTGCCAGCAGCCTGAGCAGGACGAGAAATAAACTGAGAGTAATTAGGGAGTGGTGCTTGTGGAATACCGGGAACCTGATATCCACCTTGTTGCTGGGAAGGCGGCATGTAACCATAGCTAAATTGTTGAGGTGCAGGTTGGCCCGGAATTAAAGCTCCTTGCTGTGCATAAACAATTCCGCCCTCATTAAACTCCATAGTTGATGGGTCATTAGGATCAAACTCATCAATCATAGAGTCTATATCTACTTCCATTTCTGCTGTATCAGACATAGTAGCCTCATCAGAATTGCCCATCTGCCCCATAGCTTCCATTTGTGCAAGACCTTGTTTAGCTTTATTACGCAACTGCATCAAATTTTCTAAACCAATATAGCGTGTTACATCTGCTGGAAATACAAACTCTCCTTCACTAAGTTGTGCAGGAATATCATCTCTGACTTCTTTTTGGGTAGAGCCTACAGGTACAGCATTTCCAGATACAGGATCAACTGTGCCACCTTCATCTTGAAGACCACCTTCTGCAAATCCACCAGCTTTTGATAGTCTAAGATATAACTTTTCAGCTTCTTCTAGCGTAAGTTCTCCCGCCCGAATTTTTAGTTTAATTTTTTCAACTACAGCTTTACTTGCCGCATCTTTATCTTCTTCTGTAATTTTATTTGCTTTTGTTGCTTTATCCAGTTCTAAAAAAGCAGAAGTCTTAGCATCTTCCAACGACATATCTTTTCTATCTCGAATACTTTGTTTAATTTTTTCTGCTTCTTCATCAGACATATTACCCCTGCTAATGCTTACACTTTCTCCAGCCGCATCTTTTTTAATTGTCATATCTCCAATTGTGGATAGGCCGCCCTTGTCAAACATTTGCATTTGATCTTCAGTTTTCTTTTTTCTAGCCATCCGCTAAAGCCTCATTACGTAGATATTTAAGTGAACGCAAAACTTGTACCGCACCCTGTGCTTGATGTATAGATACAATATTATTTGACTGCTCTAATTTTTTATGCTGATCAGTTATTAAAATATCTATATAGTCATTAAACGCATCCCATTGTTTATTATTATTGCAAAGGGGCTTGAGCTTGCTCACCACCTTCCGGCGGTAATTGCTGCTGTCTTGCGTTTGACTGTTGTTGCTGGGGTTGTTCATTACCTGTAAATCCTTGTTCTCCCGGCACAGGAACCTGTCCTATACCAATGTTGCCGTTACCTGCTCCAGTGGGATCTTGTACGCCCGGCGGTCCACCCGCAGGTTGTGGGGAAGCAGGAGGTGCATTCTGTTGCATAAGTTTTTGTTGTAACGCCGCTTCTTCAAAGCTGTTAGTTACTTTATCTGGATCAAGATCCATAGACTTGGCAATCTCACGTACAATATATGGGAACTTAGCAAACGGTGCTAGTGTTGGGTTAGATGCTACTTGCATGAACTGCATAAGGCGTTGAGAACGTACTTCGTTTGCCATTAATGATTCAGTGCCACGAGCTTTAACTTCTAGATCGCCTTTAATTTCTGGATCAAAGTCAAACTGCATATTAAATGAAAACATTGCTTTGCCCAAAGGAGCTAACAAATAATCATCTACGTTTTTAATTACAGTTTTAATACCTCCTGCCGCTGCATTCATCAGCATAGATATTCCAGATGCAGTACGTCCTACACCAGATACGCCAGTTTGTCCATGTGCAAAAGAAGGGAAGCCTGTTGACTCATCTGCGAGAACTCTAGCTTTGTCAAACAACTGCATATTCTCTCCAGAAACATTCGGAAACTTTGTACCAAATATAGCTTGTCCCGGTGCTCCACCTTGACGGCGGAATACTTTACCCGGATACACTGAGAGATCCTGACCGGGCACTAGGTTTGTCTCATCAATTTCAATGAGCAAGTTCCCTGACAAGACTGCATTGTCTACCGCCATACGCATAAAGCCGTTCATCAGTGTTTGAGTATCGTCCATGTTTTCTGCGATACCTACACCAAAGAATGAGTATGGATTTAACTCATACGGCACAGCATAGTATGGTATGTTAGCAGGCTTAAAAGGATTTAGCACTGCACGTAGTATACGTCCGTTACAATACCAAATATTAGCTTGCACTTCATCTACTTCACCTAAATTATCAGGTAGTTCAACATCTGCGTTTGCTAGTATTTCTTTATCTATTGTGCCCCAATACTCAAGCACTTCAAATCTATCTATGTCATAGTCAGTTTGATAATCTTTTAGATCATCTTCCCAATACTTTTTGACATATCCTTCTCCCATTTCAATGACTTCGTCAATCACTTGTTTACGAAAAAATGGACGTTTTTTAAGACTGCGTAATTGTGTGCGAGACATCTTATGACGCTCTATTATATACTGAGCCTCATCCATATTAGATGCATCAGGGTCAGGATAAAAATTCCACACAGAAACATGGGAAGTTGAAGGAACAGTTTTAAATGTTGGACTATAAGTGCCTTCATCATCCCAGCTTGGGTATTCTTTATCTATCGCAAATGGTCCTTTCATTATTCCTGTGCCAAATAATGCCATTTCAAAAGATGTAGATCTTAGCTGTTTAGAAGCATGTGCCTCTTCCAACTGATCCATTATCTTTTTTTCCATATTTTTTGCGGCATACATTGCAGGTTCAAAAGTAATCTGCGTAGCTGTTAGACCCGGACCTTCCTGCAAATTTTCAACATCTTCTAGTTTAGTTTGCAGTGGTCCAAGATTCATTTCCCTTAAAGAGTTAGCTGTAGCTCCAGCAGGAAAATCTCTGCCATCTCCCTCAAAACCATAAAGTGAACCTTCCTCTACAGAGCTTTGCTCCATTTGTGGAGATTTCATATCAAAGTTAACTTCCTTTGATATACCTTCAGGTAACACAGTAGGATCTACTGAAATAGGAAATTTTTGATTTGCGAACAATACATCAATAATTTGACCGTATGCCGCTAATGTTTTTGTTTTAGTTACTTTAATAAACACACGAGACTTCTCAGCAGATGTAAATTGTACATCAGGACCATATAAGCCTCTGTAGTTACGGTACGCTTGCAACCAACGATCCTCATCAGTACGGCGAGTATCTTCAGCTTTGCTGTATTTATCTATTACATAACTAACTAACTTCTGTGTTTCAGGAGTCTCTTTAGAAATTTCTGCAACGTCATCTAGTGAAAGTTGTACGTCAGTATCACCTTCAAAGATATTTTCTTCATCTTCCATATTCTTTAATATCCAAATGTAGAGTCTGAGGGAACATAAGAAGAAGGACTCTGATTAGTAGGATCAAAGTCCCAGATAGAAAATCTAGGTCTTGACATTATACCATAACGTAATGCATCGTATAAGTGATCTTCTGATTTAGTATCTACATCTTCTGGGTTTCTTTTATCTAATGGTATAACAGGCAATTGAGAAATAATATTTGTACAAGTATTAAAAAATATTATTCTTGGTTCTTCTGTGTATTCGTCAACTTGCAGCCTTCTGTGCATTTCATTTTTACCAGATACACGAGAACCCGCAGATCTATCTGATGGCCTCCATCTGCATCCTTTCATATTCATTTGTTCCGCCAAAGACGGCCCAGTATCACCTCGCTTATGCCAGCACGAACTGTCCAAAATTCCATATTTGATATTGTTATCTCCTGCTTCCATATCAATAACCATGTCTGCAAGATCAGTTGCCAACACTTTACTAACATACAACTCACGATAAACAATAAGCTGTTCAGAAGGTGATACAGCAATCCAAACAACAGCAGAGTAAGAACCATAACCATAATCACAGGCGCGAAACTTAACCCAATTGCGAGGTATATCAAAAGGCTCCACAACATGTATTTCTCTGTTAAACTCAGTGAAAGCCGCGCCTTCTGCAACATCCCAATTGCCTTCTAATAATTGTTTTCTTTGATGCTCAGGTAAAGACAAGAGCATTGCTTCATAATCCCCCTGCTCATATAAGTGGGGATTGTCTGTTAACATAGCAGGAATAAACCTGCGTTTAAATAAAGGTTGAAACTCTTTTGAGTGTCCCTTTGGATACATTAACACTTTACCGCTTGCAATATCAGTTGCATTAAACGATTGACCCGGAGGCGCAGGATCTATAAACATCTTTTTAACCCATGCATGACCGGGACCACCGGGGTTAGTAGTAGCTCTCATATACACTGGTAAATCAGGTGCTGTGCTACGCAAACGTGATCTCATATAGTCCCATGCAAAGTTTGTATTCCATTGTGTTAGTTCATCAAACCCTATCCAACTAAAAGCTTGTCCTTGATATCTTAATACATCATCTGCTCGATCCAGATAAGAAAACCACAACCTTGCACCGGAAGGAGCAACCCACTGCATTTTTCTCTCTGACCATTTTATTCCGGGCCAGATCTTTGGATACATCTCCTGAGACTTCCATACAAGCTCTCTAAGCTCTTCATTGGTATGTCGTAATAGCAACCCACTAAAGGAGGGATGACCCATGAACCTGAGAGGATCTGCAAGCATTGCGTAAGATTTACCGCCACCTGCCGCACCTCCATAGAGAACTTCTCTTTCACCTGCTGCCAAGAACTCAGTTTGAGGACCAGCATTAGGTTTAAATATTACATTATGCTCTTCTTCAGGACGTATTGGCTCAAACTCGTTAGGCTCTTGGGGATCTGCCTTTACCTCAATGTTGGGTAATGGCTGACTCTTCTTCCTTGCTGATCCTCGACTTCCTTGCGCCAAGCCTCGACCTTTCGATGGTTTCCGCTTTGGAGATCGCCGCTTCGTACCTTCTGGCCCATTCGCGGAGAGTTGCACTTCGTCTTTTGTGGGACTGCTCACTATCTATACGCTTTTTTAAACCCATGTGAGAAATGCTACGCCCTGTCTGTTTAGTCAGCCAGTTTGCAACTTCTCTATAACTATATTGTTGTAAATACTCTTTTGCTTTTTCTAGTGCTCTTAACTCTCTAGGCACAGGAGAAAGCATATCCTTATCCTCTGGATCTTCTATATAACCAAAAGGAATAGTACGAGCTATTCTTGGAATACTAAGAAAATCTTCATCTTCTATAGTATTTTTAGGTTGTGGTAATATCCACTTACCCGTTGATCTACTAGCTGTCATTTTCCTCTTCACGTTTTGGTGGTAATATCATTACACCGCCCGTTGTTTCTACTTGAAGTTTTTCAGATTTAATAATACCAACACGATCCATAACTTCTTTAGCAGCTTGCATTTTTTCTTTAATGCCTAGTTCAGTAGGATCACGTAACGCACCTACCATAGCCATAGCCGCACGAGGGGCTGACTGTGCTAAATACATATTAGTGCGTTCTAGTATTTCATCTTTTAGAGATTCAACGATTCCTGCTGTATGTTGCGTAGGTGAATATCCAGCTAATTTCTTAGCTTCTACCATACTACCTCGTGCCTCTTCAAAGAGTACATCTAAAAACTTTTGTTGTTTCTCTGTTAGCTTACGCATTATGTATACTTCTTACTTTTCCGTTTTGTGCCATCTGCTCTTGCTATTAAACCTCTAGCTTTAGCAGATGCCCGTTCTGTAAATCCTAATTTTTTACCTGCTTTAATTTTAGCACGTAATGTAGATAATTTAGGCTTTGGCATCTCGTTGTCTTTTCAATTGCTCTTTTGCTTTTTTAGCTAATTTAGCTTGCTCATGTTTACCAGCAACTTTGGCTCGTTGCTCTAGCACAGTTAATATCTGTATCTTTCTGGCGTATGGCTTACTAATTTTTTTAACTTTTGTAATAGTTTTTTTAGCGTCAGCCACAGTAGCGTAAGCAATTGAAACAGTGTCTTTAGGATTTTCATCCGTGTATAATCGTCTTCCGCTACCTTTTGGTTTTTTACCTGTTCCTTTTGCGGGATCTTTTTTTGTCACGAACTACTCCAGCTAAAGTTTTTGCTTGACTTGCATGTGTTTTTGAAGCTTTTTGCAGCCCTTTCATTACTTTTTTAATTTTTGCTACGTGTTTAACTGCCATTTAACGATACCTTGCTGTCTTTTTTGCTATTTTTTTAGGCTGTTTTGCAAACTGTTTGCCCGATGCCTTTGCTTTCCGCTTGGCTTTGGTAGTTGCGGCATATTCTTTGGACGAGAGCGCACGGATAGCCGCTGATGGCAGATAACGCTCCCCAGTGGCCTTTGACCCTTGCGTAGAAGGCTTTCCTGATTTCGTTCGCCACTTCTGCTTCGTCCAATCTTTTAAACTCTTTTGAGACTTTTTGAGTGCCATCAGCTTTTGTAACCTCCTCCTGCTTTTTTATAAGCGGCGGCAAGCATCTGGGCTTTCCGTGCACTCCATTGACCGGATGCTCCACCTTTGCTGCCAGACTTAATGCGGTTAAAGATCCGTTTCCGTAGGCCGGGTTTGGTATAATTGCCAGCTTCATTGACTCTACTCTTAGGTTTACCTCCCGTTGACATTTTATTAACAGAAGGTTTTGTTTTACCAGCTTTGGATAAAGCAATTGCCACAGCTTGTTTTTGAGGTTTGCCTTTTTTTATTTCCGTTTTAATATTTTTAGAAATTGTTTTGGAGGATTTACCTCTTTTAAGCGGCATTGCTCTTTTCCTCTTCTTCTCTACTATTCCAGTATTCTACACCATAATCATGTGTTATTTCTGTTCCTTTACGTATGTCCTTTAACGCCACAAAAACAATTAAGTTTTCATTGTTTTCATCTGCACACCACTCAGCGTTTGGATCGTCAGAGTGATTGTAAAGCATGGCATAGCCTAAAGGAGCAATCATACGTGAATCATTCGTAAAAGGTGTACCGAACATATAATCCTGTAACACGGATGTGGCTTCTACGTCATCATCTTCTATACTAAGAAAAGGACAGTATTCAATTACGTCCCCTTTTTTTATAGGAAAAGAAGCGTATACACCAAATCCGTGTATTTCAGATTCTTTTACGTATATGCTGAGCAATGACTTACTTCTTCTTAGTGGACATTCCGCCACGCATCATTTTCTTTTTAGCCATTTTAGACATGCCGCCACCAGCCATTTTTTTCTTCTTAGCCATTTTAGCCATGCCACCACCCATCATTTTTTTCTTCATGGGCATACCACCGCCACGCATCATTTTTTTCTTGGCAGTCTTTACTTTACCTTTATGTCCCGGCATTTCGTAATCCTCTTCTGTATAGAACTAAACTTTCATATGTATCTTTCGGAAAGTGTTTATAGTAACCACTCTTCTCCAGACTTAATGCTGCATCATCTAGAACAGATAGACGTTGAACAAAAACCATAGCGTAATCAAGTTCTGAGTCTTCTAAACACTCTACTTCTTCTAGAAAATCCAACCCTGCTTCTAAAGGACTGTAGTCTGGATGAAATAACATTAAATGTAAATCTGTTCCAACTACTGACAGTGCTTCATTAATACCATCACAAAAGCCATCAAGGTACTCCATTTCTGGATATTCTTCATCAGCCCAGATAACGATATCGAAATTATGAGTATCGTACTTTTGTATTTCTTCAACTAACCCATCTAAACCTGTGTTAATTGAAAACTTTACTTGATTATCCAACCATGCTTTTTTTGCATAAGGGCATGGAGGTAATCCGTTTAGTTTGTCACAAGGTACTTCTAAAAACTCTTGTGACCACTTTCGTATTTCATCTTCGATGTCAGACATCAAAGCCCATTTTACGAACAGCCTGTCTTCCTTTTGGAGACTGAGCCAACTTTTTTAATCCTTTATTAGGCAGATTATCTACAACAGCACCTCCCCCTACATACATGTGTGGGGTTCTTTTACCGCCAGCCATACCGCCTTCTTTCATCTTTGGGCTACCTAATGCACCTCTAACTCTCTGAAGATTTTCTTTAGCTGCCTCAAGTCTATCTTGCAAATTTTTTGATGGGCTTCCGGGATTATCACGCATACGAGCTTCTAACATTAAAACTTCTGTTTCATATTCTCGCAATTCATTTTCTAACCTAGATTTTAAATCTGCTCCAACTTGTTCTGGTGTCATATTAATTTCAGCCATTATTTCTTTAACTCCGTGGTATATTTTTTACCATTCCAAGTAAAAGTTTTATTTCCTTTGTTACGAAAATGTCTAAATGCTTCTTTAAAAGAAACACCTCCTCTAGATACTCCTACATTGTAATTTTTCTTTTCTTGTTTTTTTGTTGAATCTTTTGAGGAACGTGGGACTGCTTTGCCCGGAGAACCTCTTAAACGACCAGATGCAGGATTAGGTGGTGACCCAGTTCTAGCTTTCTTTTTTGCTTTTTGTATCTGCTTGCTTCTAATCGAACGCAACGCATTTTCTGTTGCATCCGTAAGTTCAACTGCTGTGTAAACAATACCCAATGGCCCTAAAAATCTTGCACCAACACGAGCCGCAGGAGATAATTTTTTAGCCATAGCTTTAATTTTAGCCATACTTCCCTCCCCTTTAACTTTCGGGGAATCACCTACACGATCTTTTGCGTATTCCTTAACGTCTTTTTGTAAACCCTTGAGATCTTTTGCTTTTAGTTTTGGAGTTTTTTGTGCGGTTGTGAGCTTAGGCTCCTTTTTGGTTTTTTTAGCAGATTTATTTCTTTCATTGGGGGATGCCATTTTAAATTAACTCCTAAGATTTTTCTTACCCGCAGTCTTAGTACGAGCAAAAGAACGATTAACAGATTTAGGCGCAACACCTAAGTGTTTATTATTAAGAGGATTACCAGTTAGATGTGTTACATCCTTATTGTCCCCCTTACGTACAAGACCAGCCTTAGCCATCTTAGTACGTGCGGCATTACGAGATGCCCTAGCTACCTTCTGCTTAGGTTTGCTGTGGTAGTTCTTATATTCTTTTTTGTAGTTACGAGTAACAGCCATTACTTACGTGACATCCTGTTAGGAGGTACTGACGCACCTGCTTTAGCTTTTATTGTACCACCTTTGTTAAGGTTTGTCTTGCTGACAACACGGCGATTTTCTTTAATAGTTTGACCGCCTTCAGGAGACTTACGACTAGCAGTGCTTGCAGGCTTAGTATCAGCACGGCTTTCGGTGACTTTATTAATAGAATCAACCAAAGCGTCAATCCCCAATGCTCCAACAGCACCTGCTCCCAATCCTTGGACTCTTCCTTTAGTAATCCCAGCCTCTGCTGCTTTTTTAGCAATCCGTTTAGCCAATGTTTGAGATGTTGTGCCCTTTTTAACAAGTTGACTAATCGGCATTCCAGTCTTATCACTAATTACAATACCTCGTTTTGCGGCATCTAGTGCGGCATTGACTTCTTTTTCGGATGCTTTTGGTTGTACCTTCTGCAATCCTTTTTTTGCGGCGGCTCGACTGCCTGCTTTGAGCAATCGGACTGCGCTCATAATTAAATTAATTCCAGCCATAATCTATATCACCATTTTGTACACGACCAGTATCTGGCTGTGAATTTATCTTTAGCTGTATCACACTTATGCCGAGCACGAAATGACTTACGTCTTTCTGGGTTATCCTTCTTGATCTCCATATTTGGATCACCAAAACGGACTATTTTAACCTGATCACCTTTCTTGGCAAGCACAGCAAACTTTTTATTTGAGCCGGGAGTACGCTTAGGCTTATTGTAGCCACTGAAAGTTTCACCACGATAAGTAATTCTTCCACTTTCAGTGCGTTTTACATCTTTAGTTGTCGCCATCAGTCCAACCAGCTTCTTTCATGTATTCCTCTACCTGAGACAAAGAAAGCTCGGACTTAAAACGAGCTTCTAACGCTTCACGCACAAAGAATACATCTGAGTGCGGTATGTGAATGCTACTTAAAGGAGTGTTATTACGAATACAATCGTAAACACTCTCTATTAGTCCCTCTCTTGTGTTAATTTTTACTTTATTATTATACATAGTTATATCTACGTAGTTACAAATGTCAAGTATTTCTAATAAAATGAAAACATTTTAGTGAAGTGCATACAGATTGGAGCACTGGGGGAGTGTTTATTGGAGTTTAGCACAGATATTACTGTTATGCAAAACTTATTTTAGTGTCTACATATAAGTGTACATTTAAATGCTACACTTTAAGTGTCTTTAACAAGAAAATTTCTTTTAGTTTTTGTGTTTTCTTCTTTTCTAATGTTTCACATTAGTAGTTATATCCAGAAAATAAATCTTGTCAAGTAGTATTTTAAGTATTTCAGTTATAAATGCACCCGATTTTAAATATGTTACTTATGGTAACACTATATGTTACTCATAGTAACTGTATGTTTCTTATAACCTGTAGGGCATTTATAAATGAAAGGGCATTTAGAGTGGTTTACAAGCCATTTTTACGAATTTTGGCAGTGTGTGTACATATATACGCAGTACGGGGGGGTGGCCCACGCCTGCCCCACGAAAAAAAAATGATCGTATGCGCTGGCCTGAGAAAAAATAAAAGATAAGTTATTGATTTATAAAGAAAAAATAATATATGCAAGTGTTATATAGTCACTTGATACTATTTATAGCTTGCACGATTGGCGGAAAATAAAAATTGATCGCGCTGTTTTTGGTTGTGGATATTTTACTACATCTATTCAATTACTATGCACACTATACCCTAAACAAGTTGGCACGGTTATTGCTACGCGCGCGTTCCTTATTACGCGAAAAAAAAAGCATGCGTAAAAATTTTTTACACATAACACTAATTAAAGATAGAGGGTTGACGGTCGAACAAATGATATGTTAAGCTTCTATACATGGTGCTATTTCGTACTTTTACTAAATGAAGGTGAATAATTATGAATACTCAAATATCAAACATTGCTCTCGACTACACTATTAATCCTGAAAAATTTGCGGACCGTTTTCTTGGTTCTCGAAGAACTACCGATGATTTCGGGCAAGTTGTTGGCAATGTTTCAGAAACAGAAACAATATCTGAGTTTGATACTGCTGATATTAAAGATGGGCAAAAAAATATTCCGCCTGCTCGCAAACCCAAAGGTAAATCTAAGCGCGCTGGAATGGGTAAAAAAGTTAATCTTGAACAGTTATTAGCCGCGCCAGTATCGCGCACGAGTGAGCAGACCGTTGAGGAATTAGCAGAAGAAATAAAGACAATACACGCGCAAATGCTCAAAGGCCAATACGAACAGATAAAGGCTTTCTCTGAAATGGGGATGCGATTCAACAAAATTCGTAAAGCTGTAATGATTGAAAAGGACTTTGATGACCCTAAAAAGGCGGATTCCGAATTCGGAAAAAAATTGACTCTTTTAGGAATTGGCGTTAATTTTATCGACCGGACAACTCGGCGCTCTTATGTCGCGCTAGCCGGTAAACTTACTCAGGCGAAATCCTTTGTAACCAAAGCCGTCAATGCATACGCGAAAGATCCCAAAGGCGCGGATAAAATCACCAAAAAAATAGCAACTAATTATGCTAGGCTGACATTGACTGCGCCAGTTGTAGTCAAAGAAATGGGTCTCTTAGGTTCGACCGAAGCCAAACCTAAGGCTGATACGCTCGCGAAAATTGTCGAGAATGTGCAGAATCGCGTTGAAAAGCTCGAAGATGTTTCAATTGCTCAAGTAATCGAAGCACTACAAAAAATTAACCAAGTCTAATATTTAGCACTGAATTAAAACCTTATCTTATGGTAGGGTTTTTTTTCGTCTGGATTTTTTTATTTATATTTTTTTTATGATAGTACGTGCCTGAGTGCCTGAGTGCCTGAGCACAAAATTGTAATGCGTAAAAATTTTTTACACATAGGAGTATAAAAATGTGGAATTTTAATTTAGTAAATCTTCTCTTAAAAGTATTATTTGGTTTTTTTGTAATACTAGGAGCTTTTGTTTTTTGTGTTGGTTTAATACTTCTTGTCGAAAATGTATATGTTTCTGGCTGGGATTTATTATTTCAATGCGCTGTACCTTTTATAGGTGCGGTTTTTGGTGTTAGTTGTGGCTGGGTATTCTTGCAAATTAGAGTATGGGAATATATTTTAGTGTCACTTGACAAGTAATCAATAGTATGAGACAATAGTTGCATGGTTGGGAAGTGTCTTTTTATTTTCTAGCCATGCGTAAAAATTTTTTACACATTGGAGAAATGAACATGACTGATTTTTATGTAACAACACAATGCTTAGAGAACTATGGCTCACATTGTCATTCGGGCAAGTTTTCTGATGATTCGCATTGTTGGAAGTTTAAAACTGGCACTGACTACATCGTGTCCGGTCTGTATAAGCACCAAGATGCTATGGCATTCGTTGCATCTATCTGTATGTACAACGGTATCGGTTGGAAAGAATTTCCTTCTGAGTGCATCACGGTGTGTGAGTGGAACGCTAAATGGGACATGGATAACCCCAATGATGTGGAGTACCGTGACTTCAAGTTGAAATATGTGGAACGTGTTGACCCTCGCACTTTTGATAGGGCATTGCATGAACGCAAAATGAACGTGACTCTGGGTGAGTTTTAGTGTCAAAAGCGTAAAAATTTTTTACACATCAAATGGAGATGTTAAGTATGAAATTACCAAAAAAAGTTACTGGCGTGGTGTTCTATGAAGGCGCGTCTATGCTCAATGGTGAGCGTATTGTAGGCATAATGTTGTTCTCATCTAGCAATGAAAAGACGGGTAACATGGCACAGATTATGTATCTAGTCGTGGATGAGTCACCTGTGGATGCGATCAAGTCGGGTGCTGATGAAGCTATATGTGGTAAGTGTGTGCATCGTGGTACATCGTGCTATGTGACAGTGTTTCAGTCTCCGCTGTCTGTGTGGAAGTCGTATCACAAAGGTAATTATCCTGTGGTATCCGTAGCTGAGTGTTGCGAGTTGATCCAGCAACGTGGTCTAGAAGTTAGGTTTGGCACGTATGGAGATCCTGCCGCTATACCTACAGATATCACACTGGCTCAGGCTAGAGTGGCTGTGAAGATTACTGGTTACACGCATCAGTGGATGCACAAGAAATTTGATCCGGCTTTACTTGATGTGTGCATGGCTTCTGTGGATAACAAGAAACAGATAAAGCACTTACAGCGTAAAGCTAAACGTGCTGATGCTAGGTATTATCGTGTCACCACTGATATATCAGATATTGATGTGGGGGAGATTGCCTGTCCACATTATGACACTGGCATACAATGCAAGGCGTGTGGCTTGTGTGATGGCGCACGTAGGAATTCAGCATCTATTGTGGTGCAGGTACACGGTTCATCTGCCAAGATCAACAGCTTTAATTTAATTGCGGTAGCGTAACAGGATGCGTAAAAACTTTTTACACATTAATAAATATGAGGAGAGTAAAAATGAGTAAGATTTATACTTTAAGAGATACATTTGATGGTAGTCTTGTGAAATGGACATTGCCTGAGATACTTGAATATATAAACAGCGGCAGGTCTGACGAATGGGAGGACTATGATGAAGGGGATTGGGAAGAAGGACTAGAGGTTTGGACCGAGTATGAGTTAGTGTCACTTGACAATAAGTCAATAGTGTGAAATACTATGCACACTGATAGGAGGTAACAAGTTCCCTCGTTGCCCCACTTCGGTGGGGTTTTTTTATAGTCAAGAGAAAGAGAGAAACCATGAAAAACGAAACAATTTTTATTAATGCAATCGAAGGTGCGAAAGTCGCCGTTTTCAAAGGTGCCGGTAATATGATTGGTACTGCAAAGACTGCTGAGATGTTAAACTACATCCTTGATACTCACAAGATTTACGGTGAAGTGATGTTCTGTAGCACTATGGATTTTGCAGATGAAGTTGGTTTCGCAACCCATGACGGTGCGAAAAAGATTTGGGATGCCGCCATGGCAATGAGAGGTTAATAATGCGTAAAAATTATTTACACAGGAGAGTAAAATGAAAATTATTGATTGGATTATTATTTATACTGAAGGTGACGCAGTCGCACGGATGACACCAGTGTACGATATGCAAGATTGGCTTGCATTAACTTATGCGGAGAAAATGTATGTATGAAGTTTATCAGCTACCGTTTGAGGTGGCATCGCGTTTGATGGAGGAGAGATCTACAAGTCCGTTCATGTATCGTGGGTTGCAGTATTCTGACTCACCCTACGAGTACACCAAGCAACTTGCACAGCAGTTGTTTGAGAAGAATGGGTATCGTGCAGTTGCTCGCTTCAATGTGAACTCACTGGACGGTGTCTTTGCTGCATCGGGTATGGGGGATGAGTCAGTGACTGAACGTCTAGCTAAGATGCACACAGTGAGCGTGGGTGACATCATCCGTGACATGGAGTCGGATGATTACTTTATTGTGAATCCAATGGGGTTTGATTTCATGGGCAAGTTAAGGAGAGTAGTGTGAGTGACCATTCGGCAAGTTATTTTCATTAGAGGAGGCATAAAAGATATTTTATATAGCATTTTTATTAGGAGTGCTTATACTGTGTCACTTAGTATTTGCAACATTAAATTTTATAATTAACTGGATGCGTAAAAATTTTTAACGCATGTTGGTCTAGGATTTTCTTAGATCATACCTTAATACCTTGGGGGAGCCAGACGGTCAGGCGGTGGTCTGCAAAACCACAGAAACGGGTTCGACTCCCGTCCCCAAGTCCAAATTAAAAGGAAATAAATTATGTTTAACAATATGATTTTGCATATGATGACAGACTTTGAAACAGTGCCATACTATTCTGTCATGGCTTTCACAGGCTGGGTGCTTGTATCTTTCTGGATTACAGTATCCATTTTAGTTTATTTAAATTTAAAGATGGAGGTTAAAGATGACTAAATTAAAAAAAGGCTTGCAACGGCAGGAATTAATAGAAGCGTTAATAAAGTTTGCAGAACAAACAGGCAATGCTTGGTATGAGTGGAATGATGCTTCAGGTGATGTTGAATTATGCGTCGTTTTTACAGTCCCAGCCGAGGATGGTCAGGTGATTCTTGACTTCAGAGGAGAAGGAGAATACAGACGATGAACAAATTTGATGATCAGGATTCAAGGATTTTACTGCAAAAATATGAAGATAAGATGACTGAAGATGAGAAAACTCTTTGTTCTTTAGTGTCGATTGCTTTTGTTAGTAACGAACGCATGGACAAAGAGGATGTTGAGTCTTGGCGATTCTTGCAAGGTAAGTTAAACGAATGGCATGATGATGGAATTGGTTTGCCTTGACATTTGTTTTCTTAAATATTAAAATTTTAAACACAAAATTATCAGTTGCTATAGGAGCAAACAAAATGAAATACGAAAACTTTGATGGTCTTCCTGCGTTACCTATTGATCTGGATTTTAATCCTGTTCGTGAGACTGTATATCGTAATGGTGTGCGAGTCCCAGACCAGTATTGGATTGTTAATCCACATACCGATCAACTCATCAATGATAAACCATCTGGTAAGAACCATCATCCAGTGAACTATACTCGCATGTGGGATGCGTTTTGTGAGGGTGTGAGTGCGTCAGGTATTGACACTAATAACCTACAGGTAAAGTTCAACATAGCGCACAATGGTTCGGCATTTTCTGCTGACATTGTATTTAAAAATTATGACTTTAAAAGGATTATAGGTGAGGCTACGCAGATGAAAATGCGTATTGTTGACTCACACGACATGACGTTTAGGCGTGACATTCGTTGCACGATTATGCGACTAGCTTGCACTAATGGTATGTCCAATGTCGGTGAGAATCTCACGATCAGGCAGAAACATACAATGCTATCTGATCCTGAGAAACTTGGTGCTGTCGTTGCTGAGTATCCATCTCGTCTAGAGAATGAAGCGGAACTTTATGAAAGGATGATAAAAACTCCTGTTACTAAGGATCAAGCTATCGCATTTGCTAGGTCTGAAGTTGCTACATATCGTGTGGCTTCTGGTATCAAAGTAAATGAGAAGTCAGTCGAGGAGTTTGCTAGGATCTGGAATGACTACGCAGGACTTGGTAATACTGGCTATCGTTTATATAACGTGCTAACTCACATCGGTACACACGTTACTGGTAGAAAGGGTACAGACATGGCTCGTAAGCAGATACGCATTGAGGATAAGGTAGCTGACATAGTGCAGGGTAATACCTTTCAATCATTAGTAGGATTAGCGGCATAAGCCGCTTTTCTATTGGAGTGAGGTATAGGTGAGTGGGTACTGATAACCTTTAGCTACATTAACTTTTTAACAACAATAGAGGAAATATATTATGAAAAGAGTAGACATACTGAAAATGCAACTACTGAATAGTAGAGGACGTTTTTTCACTGCTGAGTGGAAAGGTTTGGTTGGTGAGATGATTAAAGCTAATTTTAAAGTTATAAAAATTATCGATGTATCATCTAAGCGTATTCGTGCCACAGTTTATATTCCTAAACTTAGCAAAAACATAAACCTAAATTTTATGATTAACTTACATGGTGACTGCACTTATATTGCTAGTGACAAGTCAAAGTTTGAAATGTCTGGCAAACAAGCATTCAACTTTTGAGAAGACCGAACAGGAGATAGCACATGAGTAATTTCATTGTAGTTAAAATTTTGTGGGGTGTAGATAAAAATCCGTCTAAATATTCATTCAAAACTCAGGCAGAAGCGGATGCGTTTATGCGTGGTGTTGAGGAATCAAATGGTTGGTTAGATTATGAGGTAGAAGATGAAGAGGAGGTAATTGACTTATGAAAATTATGACAAGTGAAGGTGAATTTGTTTTTCCCATAGATGAACTGCGTGAAAAAGGTGGGTTCAAGCCCATGAACAATGAGCGCGGTTACGCATGGTTTGGGGGCAAATCGCATCGCGCTTTTGCAGATTTATCCCAAGTAAGCCCCGATGACGTTGAAGATTTCGAGGACTTGGAATTTCTTGTAATCGGATATGCAAACAACAATAAGGAGGTAAATGATGGCTAAGTATCAGGAATATAAGGTTTTCAAGACATGGGATGTCACGGAAATCTACACGGTTCGCGCTGAGTCTATCGAACAGGCAATTCGATTCGTAGAGGATGGCGAGGACTCTGATGACGCAAATGTCTACACCGTGAGTAAAAGCGAGTATGAAGATAATTTCGAAGTCGGAAAGTCGGGTTAGTCACCTGCCACAGCGCATCGATTCGGTGCGTTGTATCGGTGTGTGACTAAGAGAATGCGTAAAAATATTTTACACATAGAAGATAAAAGAGGTTGAGGTAATGATTGAACCAATTAATTTATATAAGTTCGTGGACTATGTCGAGTCATTTTATGGTGACGATGGTGTCATTGATTTGAGATTCAAGGTGACACGGGAACACATATGGAATGCTACGTGCATACACCTGCTGCGCTTGGAGCGTAAAAGCTGGCCTTTTGAGGGTGACAGTGTGGATCGTGAGATGGTTGCTGATTTGATGCGCCGGGCGGAGTTTGAACATGACTGATATAACCATGAAAAATTGGCAGAAGTATCTTTACAAATCAGAATTACAATTGATGCAAGCTGTTTTTAGTGAAACTCATAGGACGGTTCGTAGTTGTGAACCGCCATCTTTACCTGTAGAAAACTGGAATGATATCAACTGGTTATCAGACAATGCTGAAAAAATGCTAGATGAATATTTAGACATGGCTAAAGACATGGAAAAAGTATTAGATAATATAGCTGATGAAGTAGTAAAGAAGGGCTTAGGACAGTGATTAAAATATATATCATGCTGCTACTTGTATACGGCACTTTAACAGGTGCTGTATACTTTATGGCGGATGGCACTAGGAGTATAGGTTTTACCAATATATGTGGTGAGCATAAGTATTTTTGCACAAGGAAAGTAAAAAATGAGTGATTTACACGAAGCTGCTGAAGAGCATAAGAAAAAATGGAAAGGGCAATTAGATCCAATAAATCGTAGTGATACGTCTTTATTGAATTTTATGCACAATTATAAAGTATCGGTAATGCATGTCGGAGATAAATGGATTGCTAAAACAGAATATTATCAAGCCGATGGTATTAGCATTCGCTCTGCTATAGCTAACTTAGAAAGGTATATATATGGAAATAACAAATGAGATAAATGGCGCATACGTGGAAAGTCTAGTAAATGCGTACTTAAACTCACGAGATTTTAAACGTGTGACTGCTTCACAGGATCAGTATCGTTACTGGATGCGTGTTTTCTGTGATACCGAATGGAATGGCAAAAAGGTACGCAATCTTAAATACAATGACATAACTGCACCACAAGCGCAGGAGATTTATGACATTCTATCGGATCGTGGTATTACTTTTGCTAATCGTATTACTGCTGTAGTACGCAAAATATACAACTACGGCATGAAGTATGGTCATGTAAATAATAATCCTTGGTCTAGTATTCAGACTGAAACACCCAAGCCTCGCAAGGTAATGTGGCAACCAGAAGATGTTAAAGCGTTTTTAACCACTGCGTACAGTAAGTTTAATACTCGTGGTATTGGTTTGATTGCACATATGGCTTATGAATGGGCGCAACGTATTGGTGATATGCGAATGCTTACTTGGGATAAAATTGACTTTGAAAACAATGTGTTACATTTAGAGCAGTCAAAACGTAGAGCAATAGTACACTTACCCATCTCAGAGGATTTAATGGATGTACTAAAACAACAGAAAGAAGCATTTGATTGGCAATCTTATGTTGCACCGAATGTAAATGCTCGTAATGATAACGGTTATGCGCCATATGGATTGGAGGTAGTATCTCGTGTCGCAAAAAAAATTATTATTAAGGCGGGACTTGATCCTGAACTCAGACTTGCTGACCTTAGACGCACGGCTACAACGGAAATGGTGGAAGCAGGTGTCGGCATTGCTCAAATCATGCAAGTTACAGGACATCAATCACCGCAATCTGTCACGCCGTATATGAAAAACACTTTGACCGGAGCTACAAATGCTTGTACACTCCGTTCTGTTCACATGGCAGGTGGTACATCTTAATGGTTACAGTGAGCGATTACATTAAATCTTTGGATCTAGCTATGGAAGAAACAAAAAGATGTGATTGTCCTGTATGTCATGGGAGAAATACATTTACTGTGACTCGTAGTTACACTGGCACTCTGTACAACTGCTATAAAAATAGTTGTAAGATCCGGGGGTCTTATCCCCATAGACTCAGTGCAAGCGAGATCATAGCGTCATACCTGCACAGGAATGCTCCTGAGAGCTATTCTGAGCAGTATCTATGTAGGTATAACGTGCCTCCCTATGTCGTACCATACACTGAGGTAGAACACCCCATAGATCCTATGTTTTTAGATCGTTACGGCATCAAACACAAGGATGTTATGTATGATATTCGACAGGATCGTGTGGTGTTTCTTGTCTACACTGAGAACAATGTTCTTGTAGATGCAGTAGGCAGATCGATGACAGGCAGAACACCTAAATGGCTACGTTATGCCGCATCTCCTATGCCCTATGTTGTTGGGGTAGGTAAGGTTGCAGTTATAGTGGAGGATGCAATCAGTGCATATGTTATTTCGGAATGTGAAGATTTGCCAGAAGTAGTCGGCATTGCTTTGTTAGGTACACAACTCACTGACTTTCATCGTGCTTATATTAAGAAAGGGTTTGATAAGTTAATTGTTGCATTAGATCCCGATGCAAGGGACAAGACACTGAAAATAGCAAAAGAATTAAATGCTAAAGCATTAAATTTAAAAGATGATTTAAAGTACAGACGTACTGAAGATTTAAATAACTTGAGGAAGATGTTAGATGTGGTATGAAAAAACAGTTCGTGGCTGGACAGAAACAGAGTTAGATGAACTAAAAAATATGTGGAATAAAGGAAAAACAATACGAGAGATAGCAGAAAAACTCAAACGCACACCTAATTCTGTTAAAATGTGTATGTATAGACACAAAGAAATTTTAAATTTAATAAATAAACATAAAGGTGGTCGGCCTCGCAAACAAGATAAACCAGTGAGTAAGTTTGAAAAACAATATTATGGTTCAGTTCCGTATTTACATTGGACAATTACAAAATCATGGGGAAAAGCACAATGATTCTAAGCTTATATATGTTACTGTTTAGCGTGAATAGTGAGCCTTATCAAATATCTAATCGCCCCTTTGAGTCATTTGAAGAGTGCGCTAGTTTTGTAAACTTACTAGCAAAAAGAGATGTGGTCATGCCTGATGGTCATTTTTTATTTATGACTAAGGATTATTGGGTCTTCAAAGGAGAGTGTGTAAGTACAAAAGATTACATGAAAAGATCATATGATAAGAAGCAATGAGTTACCCAAAAACAAAGTGTATGTACTGTTGTACTAAAGATGCGGTCGTTGTTGAAAAAGATACATTCTTTTATTGCGCTTTGTGCTGGTTAAAAAATATAGGGAGAGAATAAAATGAACAAAAAACCGCCAATTGTTTTTACTTACAATGGCACAGGATTAACAGGTGATTCTGCATACTTGTGGGCGTTGTTTCTAGCTAATGAAGCAGACATGGCAGAAGACTATGTAGCGTATGACAAGTGGAGGCAAATAGTAGATTGTTTAAAACCTCAACCTAATATGCCTGTAACATCTTCTTTTTATTGTAAAGATTTAATGGATGAAATTGAGAGATATAGCCATGAATAAGATAGGATATGACATAGTTGTTGGGGGTGAGTTGCCTCGTATAGGTTCTGGGTATCGTTTGGTTTATGCTTCTGAGGGTCGTAAGTGGGTTTATGTAACTACTCTTCAAGGAGATGGAAGAACTAGATTGTCAAAAAAAGCATGGAGTAAAATTAAAAAACGTGGCATACTAGATGAAAGCGATATTAAACGTGGGTTACGAAAAGCTAAAAAGAGATTGTTTGGATGATTAAAATAGCTATTCAACTTTTAAATCCTGCAAAGAATGCCTTACGGGATAGTCCAACAGAATATAAATTTTTATTGTCTGTCTTGTTAGCATCCATGTGGTGCATAGCCTTTGGGATTTTTACTGCTGAGTTACTTATGATCGGTTACAATATTATAGGACACATAGCTTTGATACTCTGCGTGTTTGTAACATGGGGGGTTTTTAAAATGGCAAAAAAGCCCAACGTCCCCTCTACAAAAAACAAAGTGGTGTGGGACTTAACGAAAGAAAGTTAAATCATTGGACAGATGAATGGGTGGAGTAAAGAATGAATTTATTCGTATTGGTAATAAGTTTGTGGGGATTTACAGGTACTGAGTGGCAGTATGTCGGAAATCAAATAGTTTATCAGGAGCCGATGTCCAAAGAACAGTGTGAAGAAATGACTAAACACTTTGCTAAGTATGAGTACAATGAATTTTATCGAATGTCTTTACAATGTGTGTCAGCAGACGATGATAAAAAAAGTAGGAGTTTATGAAGAAGAAAAGAAACATTGTAAATAGGAGATAAACATATTGGAACAAATAGCTCTGTTAAAAAGCCTATTAAATAAAGATTTTTATGATGAGTATAAAGGAGATAAATGCCCTCATAGAATATTTAGCAAACAGTTTGGTGTAATAAAGACAGTGATTGACGCTGCTATGAAAAAGTACAATAGAGACTTAACTGTGGGTGAAATTGAGGGTTTGTTTTTAGCACATCATCAACGAGGTATTACTACTGCGGAAAAAGAAGAGTTTAAATCTATCTTTTTTAAATTACGCAAAGAAGATCCCATAGGTAAAGATGTAGCTGACGAGATATTGTCTAAACTATTTCAGATAGATATAAGTGAAGAGTTGTATGCGTTATCTTTTGCTTATGCTAATGATGATAATCAATCATTAGAGCCACTGCGAAAACTCGTGCAAAGACATCGTGATGATTTTTTACCTGATTTAAATATAGAATGGGATGATTTAGAAGTTGAAACACTGATTGAAAAAAACGATCTTGAAACTAGATGGCATTTTAATTTACCCTCACTAGCGCAGCATGTAGAAGGAGTAAACGCAGGACATCTTATTGTAGGAGGAGCTAGACCTAACACAGGTAAAACATCTTTCCATGCTTCTTTAGTAGCTGGAACAAATGGATTTGCTCAACAGGGAGCTAAGTGCATCGTGCTATGTAACGAGGAGGCTACACATAGAGTTGGTGCGCGATATCTTACAGTGGCTAGTGGCATGACCATGAAGGAGGTACGAGATAATCCACGAGAGGCGCAACAAAAATGGGCTAAATTAAAAAACAATATTAAAATTAAGGATGCTACTGGGCAGTCTATGCATTGGGTAGAGTTAGTGTGTAAGACTTATAATCCAGATATAGTGGTTTTGGATATGGGAGATAAATATGCCCCCGATCAGTCACATGAAGGTCTTAAACTTTGTGCTATTCATGCTAGGCAAATTGCTAAAGAATATGAATGTGCAATTTTTTATATGTCTCAGTTAAGTGCTGAAGCAGAAGGACGTACTACTCTTAATCAATCCATGATGGAGGGCAGTAAGACGGGTAAAGCTAGTGAAGCTGACTTGATGCTACTAATAGCTAAAGATCCTCCTGTAGAAGGTATGGAAGATGATGGATTTGGCAGGCATATTAATGTAGCTAAAAATAAATTAACTGGGTGGCATGGAAAAATTACATGTCGGTTGGATTATTATATAGGCAGGTATGAAGCATGATTGAAATTTCGGTCAGGGATGATCAACTTATCAAAGCTCGTAATCAGGCTGTTGAAATGGGCAAACTTCATAACAGTATTACTAAAGGACAAGGCAATGTCGCAGGATTTATAGGTGAAATAATAACTGCTGAATTGTGTAATGCTACACAGGAAAATACTTACGATTATGATTTAGTGTTAATCAATGGTGAAACTATAGATGTAAAAACAAAAAGAACATCAGTTACTCCTTTACCACATTACGATTGTAGCGTAGCTAAGTTAAGCACTCATCAGAAATGTGACAATTTTGCATTCGTGCGAGTAAAGAATGATTACAGTGTGGCATGGTTTTTAGGCATGATTCCTCGCTCGACTTACTACGAAATATCACGATTTATGAATAAAGGAGACATAGATCCTGACAATGGATATGTTGTTAAATCTGCATGTTACAATTTATCAATCGAAGATTTATGGAAGGCATCAATACATGAAAGTAGTTCTTGATGTAGAAAATACGGCAATTAAAAAAGATGGAAAATTACATCTTGATCCCTTTGAACCACAAAATAGTTTAGTCATGGTGGGTATACAGATTGAGGGAAAAGAGCCTATGCATTGGACGTTTGATCATAAGCAATATTCTTTAGATCAATTAGCATGGACTAGAGAACAAGACTGTAAAGAAATACAGGATATATTAGATAAAACTACTTTACTTATTGCCCACAATGCTTCACATGATTTGTTATGGATTTGGCAGACAGGTTTTACTTACGCTGGTGCAGTATGGGACACCATGCTTGCAGAATACGTTCTACAAAGAGCTATCAAAGAGCCTTTATCTCTTGAGGCAGTGGCGGAGCGTAGAGATTTACCAATAAAGAAACAAGATACACTGAAAAAGTACCTAAAGGATGGGTACACTGTGGATAAAATACCACACGAAGAGCTTAAAGCTTATCTATATGATGATCTTAGAGCTACGATGGCACTTTACTATGATCAGTCTACCGATATGAGAGATAAAAATAATTCTGGTTTATCTGGTGTAATTGATCTTACTATGGAGACATGTAGAGTATTAGCTAAAATATATCAAAATGGGTTTACTGTAGATAAAAATGCCTTAGAAAGCGTTAAGACACAGTTTGAGCAAGAAAAAATACAGCTACAAAAAGAGTTACAGGATAGTGTTCGTGAGCTTATGGGGGACACACCTATAAATCTTAATTCTCCTGAGCAATTATCTTGGGTAATTTATTCACGCAAACCACGCAACAAAACTCAGTGGGCTAACGATGTACAGCCTTATATGAAAGCAGAAGAGTTTAAAAAGTTTGTAAATTCTTCGTCTATGCCTGTACGCAAAACAAAGGCAGGTAAGTGTAAAGCTTGTCGTGGTAATGGTACTTATTATAAGGTAAAGAAAGATGGCAGTAATTTTAAAAATAGTAGTAAATGCTCTACATGCTTAGGCAGAGGATACATCCTAACAGAGCTTCCCAAATTGGCAGGCTTAAAATTTAGTGCGCCTAGTGTGGATTGGCACAGTGCAAATGGATTTAGCACAGGAAAACTTAATTTAGAATTTTTAGAACGTGTAGCTAAATCTAAAGGAATGAACGAAGCGGTAGATTTTTTATTTAAGATACGTAGATTAAGTGCTGTAGATACCTATCTCAGTAGTTTTGTAGAGGGTATTAAAAACTTTCTCAAACCAGATGGGCTGTTACATGTAAGGTTGTTACAGCATCGTACTGCTACTGGTAGGTTTAGTGGTGCAGATCCTAATATGCAGAACATGCCAAGGGGTGGCACATTTCCTGTGAAAAAAGTTTTTGTGTCTCGTTGGGATGGTGGCAAGATTATGGAAGCTGACTTTGCTCAGCTAGAATTTAGAGTCGCGGCATTTTTGTCGCAGGATCAAGTGGCAATGAAAGAAGTATCGGAGGGTTTTGATGTCCACTCATACACCGCACAAGTCATTTCGGAAGCGGGTCAGGCGATTAGCAGGCAGGAGGCGAAAGCACACACATTTGCACCGTTATATGGAGCAACTGGATACGGAAGAACATCAGCAGAAGCCAGATACTACGAACACTTTACAGAAAAGTACAAAGGAATAGCTAAATGGCATCAGAATTTAGCAAAAGAAGTTCTTACGTTTAGAAAAATTACCACGCCTAGTGGTAGAGAATTTTCTTTTCCTAACATAAAAAGAAGAACTAATGGTACTATTACAAACTTTACCGCTGTTAAAAATTATCCTGTTCAATCTTTTGCTACCGCAGATATAGTTCCTGTGGTCTTACTGGAAATGGATAAAAAATTAATTAATTTGAGATCTATGATAGTAAATTCAGTGCATGATTCTATAGTAATTGATATTCATCCAGATGAAATGAATCAGGTAAGTAACATTATTAATGATTTAAACAGTGAGCTAAAAGATCTTATAGACAAAAGATTTGACATTAATTTTAATGTTCCCCTTTTACTTGAAGCAAAAGTTGGTGTAAACTGGCTTGAGCAAATGGAGGTCTGAAATGACAACAACAACAGATATTGCAACATTAAATACTGCTAACTTTGCAGAAATGGCGCAGGCTATGGGCATAGGCGCGGATATGAGTAGCTCATCTAAAGCGTCCACATTGCCTAGACTAAGAATATGGAACTCTTCTGTTATGGGACAGGTAGAAGTTAAAGGCAAAATGAAGAACATGGAGATCATACCTGCTGGTATGTATCGTCTTCAAAAAGCTGATGATTCTTTTGTGTACGCAGAAAGTATAGAGATACGAGTTTTTGTTCAGCGATTTATGTACAAAAGATACAACGCAGAAGAAAAGACGTATGAAAAAACTGTTATGGCGGAAGATCTTAATGGCGATTTAAAGGACAACACTGGAAAATTTAACTGTGGTAAACCTGCTGGTTATATTGATAACTGGGGAGATTTACCAAAAGACCGTCAGGATTTTCTGAAACAGATTAAACGTGTGCGCGTTTTGTTGGGAGAGGTTAAGTTAATTAATCCTGTGGATAGAGAAGGAAATGAAGTTTCTTTAGATATTTCTCCATTTATTTGGGAGATTGATAACAAAGAAGCATTCAAGACTATGGGTGCTCCCTTTAACACTATGGGCAAACAAAAGCGTCTACCAGTGCAGCATTGGATTAAATGCGGCGCAGAAGAGCGTAGTTTGGCTACTGGAGCTTCTTTCTTTTTACCTACTCAAACAGTTGATCTAAACAATAATATAGAATTACAAGAAGCTGATCAAAAAACATTCGCAGATTTTCTTGAGTGGATTGGTAATTATAATCAGTATATTGTTAACTCCTACAATGAAAAAGTAGTAGAAACTGTTTCACAAGAGGATGCTGATTTAGTAGATCAGTATATTGATATCGAAGGAGAGTGATTAGTGAATCACCCTGCGGAGATAAAGATTCACAAATACCTTGAGGATGTTCGTAAAGGGAAACGTGGCATGTCGAGTGCCACTATTACTCGCATTGTCAAGGATGTGAAAGAAGCTGTTGCAAAACAGTTTAATCAAAAGGAGCGCACCTTCGGGTTGCGTATGTCCAATATCGGTAGACCTTATTGCCAGTTATGGTTTGATAAGAATAAACCGAAGGAGGGCATAGACATGCCTGCTAACTTCCTGATGAACATGATGATTGGTGACATCGTGGAAGCAGTCTTCAAAGGAGTGTTGACTGAAGCAGGCGTGGATTTTAGTGACGGGCATAAATCCACACTAGAAGCAGGAAAGCATAAGATTGATGGTACACACGACTTAATTACTAACAATAGAGTTGATGATATTAAGTCTGCATCTCCTTGGTCTTACAAAAATAAGTTTAAGGACTATGCCACACTTAAAGAGCACGATTCGTTTGGCTACATAGGTCAGTTAGCAGGATACGCTGAAGCTCTGGGTGTAGAAGCCGGGGGATGGTGGGTATTAAATAAAGCTACTGGAGAATTTAAATACGTATCTGCTTGGGACATGGCTGTTGAGCAGAGTGACATTATTAAAGAAATAGAAAAAAAAGTAGATAAATTAGAAAATAACGTGTTTGAACGCTGCTTTCAGCCCGTAGAAGAAACCTTCCGTAAAAAACCAACAGGAAATAAAATACTGTCAGGAGAATGTGGATGGTGTAGATATCGTTTTCAGTGTTGGCCCTCTCTTCAAGAGCTACCCTCACTTCCATCACAGGCAAAAGAACCACCTATGGTTGGATATATTGAGATAGCTGATGAGTATAAAACAAAACAAAAAACGCTATAATGCAATTAAGCATGGATATAAATCTGGACTAGAACACACGGTTCTTATGTCTTTAAAAAATAGAAAGTGTAATGCTAAATACGAATGTTTAAAAATAGAGTGGGAGGAGTTGAACTACAGAACATACACTCCTGATTTTTTGTTACCAAATGGAATATTAATTGAAACTAAAGGCAGATTTACTTCCGAAGATCGAAAAAAACATCTACAAATATCTAAGCAACATCCTACTTTGGACATAAGATTTGTATTTACAAATAGTAAAGCAAAAATTCGTAAAGGTTCTAAAACAACTTATGGTATGTGGTGTAATAAATATGGTTTTTTGTATGCGGATAAAGATGTTCCACAAGATTGGATTACAGAAAGAAAAAAAGCTGTTAAGATTATGCCTAAAGAGTTTGTAAAGTTTCCACTATGTAAAATTAAGAGGTAGTTATATGAGTAATAATAGCAAAGAAATTTTTCATTCTTCTTTTGCTGTGGTCATTGACCCAGAATTTGAAAAAGGAGAATGGACAGGTAATGTGTCAGCAAGTATTGAGGAAGATTTACAAGGTGATCTTTCTGAAGATGAAGCAGAAAAAATACTTAAAGTGTGTGCCATGATTGCGTCTACTTTGCATTTAATGGAAGAAGAGCCAGAATTTTTAGATTTTTTAACTAACTATTTTAATAAACATTTTTCAAAAAAATTAGAAAAGATTTATGAAGTAGAATTAGAAGAACCTAAAAAGGAAAGTCCTGTGTTTACTCGTAGTTCTGACGGCAAAGTCATTACTTTAAACTTTAATACAAAAACATTTGGAAGTGCATAATGAGTGATTCAGAAAGTTTTGAAAAAATACATGCTATGGGAGATGTATTTGATGACGTTTTTGAAGATACAGAAGATAGATTTTTTGATGAGGTAAATAAACCAGAGCATTACAACTCAGGAACGATTGAAACCTTTGTTTACATTTGTGATGTGATGAGATTCTTTCATCCATTAGCACCCATATGGGGATGTCATTGGCAAGTGCTCAAGTATTTAAGCACACGCTTATGGAGTAAAGGTGATGCTATTACCAATGCTAAAAAAGCCCGTTGGTATCTTAATAAAATGATTGAGATGATGGAAGAAACTGAAGGGAAACATTGGTAGTGCCACAAGAAATTGAAGTAAAGGTTGACTTAGATTTTAATGTAGATATAACTGAAGTTTCTCCGGGACAAAGAAATGAAGATGGAATTATAGAGATCATCAAAGATGTGCTAGATTCGTGTGTCTATGATATTCCGGGTGCAGAGCTTAAAAAATTTGGAATTATAATTGAAGGATTGGATTGATGAAATATCCTATCGATTACTTAGGTATTGAAATAGATATAAATAAAGACAAAGAGCTTAGTGATCAAGCCATGTCTTTACTTAAAGATTATTATATGATTGACAAAGAAACTAAAGCACAAGAAGCATTTGCTCGTGCAGCAGTTGCGTATTGTGAAGGAGATCTAGATTTTGCACAACGTATTTATAATTACGCTAGCAATCAATGGTTTATGTTTGCTTCTCCTGTATTGTCTAATGCACCAAGACATGGAGAAAACATTAAAGGTCTTCCTATCTCTTGTTTCCTTACTTACGTTGACGATACTCTTGAATCTCTTATCTCCCACAATGCAGAAGTCGCATGGCTTTCTGTCAAAGGGGGAGGTGTGGGAGGACACTGGTCTGATGTACGACCAGTAAGTGATAAAGCACCGGGTGTTATACCTTTTATGAAGGTCGTTGATTCACAGATGACAGCCTACAAGCAGGGCAAGACACGTAAAGGTAGTTATGCCGCATACCTTGACATATCACATCCTGAGATTATAGAATTTATTAAGTTTAAATATCCTACTGGTGGGGATGCAAATCGTAAGTGTTATAATTTATTTAACGCAGTTAATATTACAGATGCTTTTATGGAGGCAGTACAACGTGGAGAACAATGGGAATTACGATGCCCTGATTCAGGAGCTATCAGATCTACAATCCAAGCTAGAGAGTTGTGGCAACGAATACTTGAAGCTCGTTTCAAAACAGGGTCACCTTATCTTAACTTCATCGACACAGCCAACAGAGGGCTTCCAGAGTCTCAACGATCACTTGGCCTTACAATTAGAGGCTCTAACTTATGCAATGAAATCCATCTCGCTACATCTGAAGAACGCACAGCAGTTTGCTGTCTCTCCTCAGTCAACCTTGAAAAGTGGGATGAATGGAAAGACACCAGAATGGTGCAAGACTTGGTACGACTCTTGGACAACGTCCTTAAATTCTTTATCCGACATGCTCCAGAAGAAATAGAGAAGGCTAAATACAGTGCGTACATGGAAAGATCAATTGGCCTTGGAGCAATGGGCTTTCACGGCTACTTGCAAAACAAAGGAATTGCTTGGGAGTCTCGACAAGCAACAGGCCAAAATTATCAAATGTTTAAACGCATTAAAGAAGCTGCTCTTGAATCAACCTATGAGCTTGGTAAGGAAAGAGGTGAGTGTCCTGATATGGCGGGTACAGGGAGGCGTAATGCTCACCTACTTGCGATTGCTCCGAATGCTAACTCGTCAATCATTTGTGGCTGCTCAGCGTCTATTGAGCCTATCAAGTCGAATGCATACACGCACAGAACTCGTGCAGGGGCGCATTTGGTTAAGAACAAAGCCTTAGAAAAAGTGTTGGAGGAGCACGGTGAGAATACAGAGGAAACGTGGAAGAGCATCATTAGCAGCGAGGGGTCTGTCCAGCATCTGGACTTCCTCACGGATCACGAAAAAAGCGTTTTCAAAACAGCCTTTGAACTGGATCAAGCGTGGGTTGTTGAACATGCGGCTAAGAGACAGGAGTTTATATGTCAGGGGCAATCAGTAAATCTGTTTTTTCCTGCTGGTGTAGAGCCTAAATACCCTAATGCAGTGCATATGAAAGCGTGGAAAGACGGGCTTAAAGGCTTGTATTATCTACGCACTAATGCCGGTGTGTCTGCTGATAAAGTAGGCAAATCTATTGCACGTAATGCTTTAAAAGATTTTGCTCAAGAGATAGGTAAAGAAAATGAGTGCCTCTCATGTCAAGGATAAAGATAGAAGTCATTGTGAATTAGTTTGTTCTATATGTCACTGTGAATTTGATATCGAATGTGAAGGAGGAATAGACGGATATATAGGTATACTACCCATGTCTTTATGCCCTATGTGCTTCTCAGGAATGGATATGTTTTTTACTGAATTACATGGTTGTGGAGATGAAGATGATCATTAAGTCGCAAATAAAATTATTTAATTACGTCAACAAGTTAACGATTTCAAAGAAAAAGTAACAAAAGTCAAGACTTGACATATTTTTTAATATGCGTATAACTACTCTCCTGTTGCCCACTTCGGTGGGCTTTTTTTACGTTATAAAATGGAGCTATAAAAAGTGCCACTATTAGAAGAAACTAAAACCTACAAGCCTTTTCAGTATCCTTGGGCTGTAGAAAAAGCTATATCACATGAAAAAGTTCACTGGGGTGAATGGGAATGTAAGCTGCAAGATGATGTAGCACAATGGGGTAATGGGAAACTGTCAGATGTCGAAAGAAACCATATCACGCAAATACTTAGATTGTTTACGCAATCAGATGTCCAAGTTGGAACTAACTACTTGGAATGCTATATCCCAAAATTTAAGAACAATGAAATACGTGCGATGCTTACTAGCTTTGCTAACCGTGAATTTGTGCATCAGCGTTCTTATGCTTTACTTAATGATACGTTAGGTCTACCGGAAGAAGAGTTCTCAGCCTTTCTAGAATACTCTGAGATGGCAGATAAAATTGAGTTTATGGCTGACATAGACGTAAACACTTACAGCGGCTTAGGCAAGGCTGTAGCGCGTTCTGTAATCAATGAAGGTATGTCTTTGTTTAGTGCATTCGTTATGCTACTGAACTACCAAAGATATGGCAAGATGAGAGGCATGTGTGAGATAGTGGAGTGGTCAGTTCGTGATGAAACTATGCACTGCGAAGGTATGACAAAACTATTTCATACATTCTGTGAGGAACACCCAAGGATTGTTAACGATGAATTTAAAGCAGATATCTATCAAATGGTTAGAGATGCAGTCGCACTTGAAGATAAAGTTATTGACCTTGCGTATGAAATGGGAGATCTGGAAGGACTGTCTTCAGACGAAGTTAAACATTATATACGCTACATTGCCGATAGAAGACTTATACAGTTGGGTCTCAAGGGTAATTACAAAGTTAAAGAAAATCCTTTGCCGTGGGTAGATTGGATTATTGCTGGGGATTCCCATAAGAACTTTTTTGAGGGTGTTGTGACAGACTACAATGCCGCAGGTATGGATGGTGATGATTGGGGTTGGCATGCCGCATAGAAACTATTTAATATAATCTATTGACTTTTATATTATTTAGTGTATAACTATTAGTTATATGAGAGAAACTGCTACGGTAGTTTTCCCTCCGCTGTTTGATCTCACCCTCACAGCAAAGAGTACAAGCCCCTCGCAATGAGGGGTTTTTTTATGTGCGTGACATTAATCCGCCACGATTCATATCGTTTGATTTAGTCGCAGTAATTAAATCGCCTTTGCTCTGAACATTACCTTCACCAAACACTTCCTCTACACGAGATACATAGGCACTGGTAGGCTCGTTTCTTTGGTAGCCTTTAGAAGTTGTCTTTCCTTTTCCTGACTTGTCGCCTGCATAAACTGTAAAGTACGCCTTATCACCGGGCTTGATTGCATTCTCAGCCTGTTGAATAACACGTTTAATGTTTTTGGGTTCTTTAATTACGTTTAATGTATTATTTGATACAGCAACATCAGCACCACCATCTGCAACTAATTCTTTAACAACATTGTTGTGATCAGGTGTGCGATTAAATGGATCGTATACTTGTAGCTCAACGTCTTGCTTTGCTAAATCTTCAACTGCATTATCAAAACGACCACCACCAATATCTACAACACGTTGACCGGGCTGAAATACTCCCATCTTTTTAAGTTTAGTATACCCAGCAGGTAACTTGCTTTGGTTAATAGACGTATCAGCAGACGTTACCTTCTGTGTAGGAACGTCCCATAACTCATCTGCATACTTAGATATAGCTTTGACACCTGTCTTTGCGCCTCTAGCAACCATACCAACACCCGGCACTGCACCTAACGCACCCAATGTCGCCATGCCATAGTCACCTTTTTCAAAGTCTTCTACGGCGGCTTGTGCTGAACGTATCTCACCAGTTACAGGTGCGAGGTCAAGACCTAATCCAACCATTTGACGGGTAGTTTCATCTTCTATCTGTTCTTCAGGTTTGATCAGTCCACCTACAAGACCACCAGAGTTAAACTGCTTTGTTTTGTATGCTTCTCCTCTCATTAAATACTCAGAGTAATCAGATTTGCTACTAGGAGCACCAAGCTGTTCGTTAATTAGAGCTCTAACTTCAGAACTAACTTCATTCTCATATTTGAATTTATATATGTCGTTAAGCGTGTAGCCAAACTCTAACTTTATCATTTCTGGAGTAGCACCGGGATTGCTATCCATAAAATCCTTTACAGGAGGAATTAACAATTCATTTATTACTCTAGAAGATGTTTTACGTACTTCTTCTCTTGCAATAGTTTTAAATTCTACAATCTTTTGCTTGTCCGTCATCTTCTGATAGGCATCTCTTTTGATTAGATCATCTAAAACAGGAGTTAATCTTTGAGATACTTCTTGTCTGATTTTTACATCGGCAGGACCAAATCTAAATCTGCGATATACTTGATATGGTCTAATCTGAAGTCTGTTAGCTTCTTTTTCTACAGCAGTTGCATTCTCAGAAATATTAAGACCAGAAGTCATGGTAGCAATAGGGTTAACTTTTCTTGCTGGTGTTTCCCTCATTATGCTAAATCTAGGCTCTATTTCCTCATAATCAAATCCAAGACGAGAAAGGCCACTACGGAACGGTCCAAGAGAACGCCCAGCCTTAGCAAACATAATATCCCACGTAGATACTTCTTTGCCTGTTTCTGGTATGAGTCGCAGTTGCTCATCAGTTAAAGAGTACAAATCTTTAGCTACACTAAGTGGCATCATTAATGTATAAGTATTAAGATAATTTCCTGCTATTTCACCCATAATTTGTTTAAACTTTAGTGTGCCTTCCGCCTCTGTGCCTTTAAACGCACCTGCTATCGATGGTAGTGCTTCATTAATAAGTTGAAGTCCACTACCCGCCCTCATGGAAGAACCAACTGCTGTCTGTATTAAATCCTGAGAAATACCTACTACATCTGGTTGAGGTTCACCTTTGATCATTTTAAGTGCTGTGTCAGCAAGATATAACTCTAAGTTCATCGGCCCTAAAAAAGGACGCAGATCCTTAGTTCCCTCTTCTCCTATTATCCCTTCCACGTTATACCAAAGTGTTCCGGGATCTTGTGTATTACGCAGTGCCATAAAAGCACCGACCATACTGAATCCACTAGCCTGCTGTGCAATTCGTTTGGCAACAGAACGCCCAACATAATTTTTACCCGCCCCAAATCTTTCAAGTGGGATGGCACCAACAATAGGAGCATGTTCATACATAAACTGTATTTGATTGATTACAAAGCGAGGGAAAGGAATAAGCAAACCGGAAACAAATCCAGCTTCCTTGTCCATTTTTAACCATCCCCTAGCGGCTTGTCCAAATATACCAGTGTCAGCTTTAGGTGTTTTTTGATAGACCATTTCAAAGGCTTTGTCCATTGCTTGATTAAACAGCTTTGGATTAATCTGATTGAACTTTCCTTCTTTAATAATTTCTATTAGATCTTTGCCTGTGTCTTGTTTTACAAGTCTACTTAACTCACCTGAAAATGCAGCCTTCTTAAAAAAGTTATCTGACATTTTATTAAAAACATTAAATATATTTCCTATGGACTCAAGTTTTGTTGGGCTTCCCCCTGCTATTTTTGTAGTCCCGACACCTGCATCAATAAAACTAGAGAAGAATCTTTCATATCCCTCTTTGTCAATGTTCCTATAAAGATCAGCAATTAGATCTGCCTCTGGCGTGTCTAAAATATATTTAATCATTTCACTAGATTTAAACACAGATCTTTCTTTTATTGGTGTCGCTCCTGCTACACGCGGAGTAAGTCTATTGTAAAAATATGTAGTGCTTGTCTCAACAGCTTCCTCAAACATATCTAATCCAATACGAGAAGCACCACCAAATACGTTACGCAAAGTAGTAACAGGCTGAGAAGTCATAATAGAACGGCGAATTCTTTCAAACCCATTTAAATTTTCTTTTAAATTTTGTATGGTTGATTCTTTAATGGCTTCTTTTTGCAACTTTATGCCGACATCTATGCCCAAGTTCTCCCCAGCCTCAGTAGCAGTTTTAGCTATGCGTTCAATATTAAGAATATTTTTTTCGTTTATAGTTCTCTGAGCGCGTAATAATCTAGCGGCATCAGACACAGAAGACAGCATCATATGCTTGACATGCTTTCCATTAAGATTGTACTTGAGCATAATCTCACTATACAAATCGTCAGCTATGCCATTTTTAGAAAACGCATTGGCAAAATCTTCCGATATTCTTTTTCCGGGTGTTCTAGGTATAACATCGGAAAATTCAAGAAATGCGGCTTGCATTCTTTTAAACTCTTGGGGAGTAAAAGACAAACGAAACTCAGGATCTATGTTCTCTGCAATATCTGAAAATAATTGATCACCAATTGCTGTGCTTTCTGGGTCTAGCGGATCAAGCTTTGCATCTTTTTTAGTCGCCTTCTGTGCATCTTTTAGGGCACCCTTCAGAGTCTTACGAACAAGCTTTGTCTCTTTTTTAGTCGCCTTTTTTGCATCTACTATTTTATCTAATGATCCTAGTGCGTCCTTTACTTCTTTAACTTTTTTAGAATCGGCATTTTTAATTACTTTTTCTGCTTCAGTAAGAGCTACGCTATCAAGTGCTTCTGCCGCTTCCTCTCCCTGCGCTTTCAGTATGTCAGCCTGCTGTGACTTTTTTCCTAGTCTTAAAGCATTAAATCCACCGAAAGTGACACCGGGAATAGCAGATGCAGCAGTGGTTAAGGCAAATTCTTTACCACTAAAGTCTCTCTCTGGGTCTAATTCCATTCGTGTGCCTTGCTGTGCCACGTTCTGCCCAGCACCAATAACACCCTCCGTTATACCTGCTCTTAGGGCACCCTTCAGAGTCTTACGAACAAGTAATTTAGTAGCTGATTGCCCTGCTATAGAGGCTACCTTGCCACTTCCCCCTGTAAGTATCCCTAACCAAGTGGATGGTGCAGTGGCAATACCTGTGGTGTAATCTACGGCCTTATCTACAAAATCTTCTGTGCTCATTTCCGATTTGTCGTAGACATCAAAAAGACGACCCATCTCAGCTTTGCTTTCTTCATCAGCTTCTTGGGCGTACAAAAGATCACTAATAGTAGAAACTTCGTTCACATCGTGATATCTCATACGCTGTTGAAATTCTTCGTATATCTCATCGGGATCTGTTAGGTCTAGCTCCCCTTTACTGCTTTTATACAAATAGTTTGCGGCATCGTCTAAAAAATCTTCATTAACAACCAGATTTTCCCTATTGATATCTTTAGAAGCTAGATAATTGTAACTTTTCATTATTTAGGTATCAGGGCTAACGCCTCTGCCTCTGCCTTTACTTCACTATAATTGTAAGGGGATGCCATTAGCATACCTACAACAACGCGCCTATTTGAATTTTTTTGTCTGGTGCCCATATCCCCTTTTATAAGTTTAGCTATTCTAGGATCCTCTCTTGGTATGAGTGGTCCTTCTGAATCTGGAATATTGGAGTCACGGCCAGCTAGACCGCTACCGCCTTCTTCAGTAGTAGTAGTAGAATCAATTACAGGAGGTGAAGAGCTTTCTAAACCAGCGGCGGCTTTAGCACTGGTGTAAAAATTTATATTGTCAAGAGCAAACGCATTTGCCGCAGAAATGTCAGCAAGCGGATCAATAGCTGTGTCAGCCGTTCGGTTTTCCTCTATTAAATCTCTGACAATTTTAAATGCATCGCCTTTAACTTTGGTTTCATCTTCTATTTGTGCAAAATTGTATTTAAGTTCCCCAGTATTTCTATCTACTACAGCAGATATTCCCATAGCCGCAGACAATTGATCAAATACATTTTTTCTTAGTCGATTGACTTCTGGAGTTGTTGGAGCAACAAACGCACCTTTCCTCTCCTGCATACTTAAAGACTCGCCCTGTCCTATAGTAGGCACATCACCTTCAAATTTTCCTCTTTCTGGAATGTATGCAGACCTAATGGACTCTGCTCCTGTTCCTAGAGAAATATCTCTTCCGAATACTCCAGTTTTTAATAAATCTGTAGGAGCAACATACAAAGGCTCCTTCACAGTAGAGTACCCACCAGAGTTAATATAATCCTCTATACTGAACCCAGTTATCTCTTTATTTGCCTCCGCTATAGGCATTAAAGATGCTACAGTTACGCCTCGTTTCTTGGCTACGTCTTCTGCTTTCTGTATAAATTCTTTGGCATAAATATCCCCGTTATCCATAATCTGTTTAATGATTATGTCTTTATTTGCTACATTTTCTAATTTTGCAGACAGTGCTTTTGCTATCTCCTTTTTAACACGTATCTCTTCCTGATACCGTGGCTTGTAGTCTTTAGCTTCCTCACGAAAATCATCCATTGCTTCCTTGAGAAGTTCAATGCCTATTTTTGCTGATTCTTCTTCAATTTCTTGCGCTTTAGTTGCAAACCCAGCGGCAAATGCTCCTAATTTAAAAGCCATTATATCTCACTCCTACGAGTCATTAATCCTCTTTGTTCAGGTGCTTTTTTAGGTTCAACAGGCATTTCTTCTGTTGTTATAGTCTCTTCTACAGCACCTTCTTCTTCTTGTAGGGTTTTCATTACCTGATTAATAATGTCTTGCTTAGTGCCCGGTTCATCGTCTGTGCGCTCATTACCTATCACGTAATCAATCTCAGCCATCTCAGCCATTGTAATCATAGTTTCTACAAGTATAGGAGACACTAATATACCTACATCTAAAGTATGCACTCCCTCCATTGTATTTGCTGTAATTAAAAGATCTGCTATAGATGTTAAAGGCACACCACTTTGAATTTGACCTAGTAACATTTTAGATGTAGTTTTATTTTGAAACATGGGAGCATACACAGCCGCTGCTTCATCTACTGTACTGATGCTAGAAGGTCTACGCCAAGGGCGAGACTTAGGTTCTGCAACTAAGGACTCTCCGGGTATGGGAGCATCAAGAAAGTTTTCTGGAGTAGACATTATGACATCCTATATTCACGAACAGCACTGATTATTTCAGCTACCCTGTCCAGTTCAGATAATTTATTTTTGCGTGTTGATGACTTTGCCATTGTAGACTTTGCTCTTCCACCTAAACTCAAAGGTGACGCAGTAGTCGGAACATTGCTTTTACTTTTTTCGTAAGACAAAAATCCATCATATACTTGGGCTATTCTTTTAGACATTTTTTATCCACCTCCTAAGAATCCCATAAACCCGCCTTTCGTTTTACTTGCCCCCGGTACACCAAATAGAGCAGTAGCAGCAAAGGAACCTAATGCTGAACTTGTAGCGGCATCTGCGGCGGCATCTGCGGCTCTTAATGTTGCATCAGCCGCAATACGAGATTGGGCAAGCTTATTAATACGATCTAACTCATTTTGTCCACCCGTCCATGCATACTCCATTTCATCCTCGTATGCTTGCCAGAGGTTGGCGTAGGCTTGCTCACTGACACCTAACACTGCTTGTGCATTAAATTGATTTGCAGCATTAATAGCGGCAGTATTTATTGTAGCTATCTCTCTGCGCCACTGCGCGTTAGACTGAGCAATAACTACTTGATTTTGAGCATTAAATTGATCTCGTTGATTTTGTAGTTCTGAATTAAACTTTCTAACAGCAACGCCTTGCTCAATATTAAACTGTTCCATTGCATTAGATTGCGTTGAATTAAATTGAGATACTTGCGTAGCTAAGTTAGAGAAGAATTGATTAACTTGATTCTGTGAAGAAGCATTAAATTGTCTAGCGGCATTATCAGCCGATTGATCTGACAATAAAGCCTGCACACGAGATTGAGCATCAAACATGACAGCTTGTTGTGAGTTAGATAAATTAGCCATATCCATCTGTAAAAATGATTGTGCATTTTGCACAGCGGCTTGTTGTCTATTACTTAGATTAGTAGTTTCTAAATTAGCAATTTGAGCTATGTTAGCCATTTGAACAGCCTGACGATTAGTCAGATTATTAAGATCTACAGTTTGAGCTAGACGAGCATTTTCTAATGCAATCTGTTGTTCTGCATTAAAGTTAAGGTTCGCTATATCGGATACACGAGATGCATTCTGAACACGCGCTTGGAAAGACTGATCAAACTCTTGCCCAATAAACTGAGCACGTTGCTGTGCAGATAGCATTGCACGAGCCTGTCGGTTAGATAAATTTTGTAGTTCAAACTGAGACATCACCTGCGCGTCTTGCACAGCTATTGGTAGGGCAGACTCCATTGCCGCTTGAATAATCGCCTGACCAGCCATAGAGGAAGCAGCAAGACCACGTTGAGCCATAACTGCTGTTGCTTGCCGCATAGCACCTGCCGCCCATGTTGGAGTTGCCCCTCCATCAAAGTCAGCCATTAATTTAGCTAACTGACCTTGGACAGTTGCTTCTGTGCTAGGTTGTGCTTGTGCCGCTTCTACCTGTTCAGCAAACTGTGCCGCTACTGTAGCGTTTGCAGGTGCAGTCACTAACTCTTGTGCAGATAATGCACGAGCATCTGGTGCAGTCACTCTAACAGCAGTATCAATCTGTGCCGCTTGTTGTGTTGCTACATCAGTTGACGTAGGTACAGTTGTTTGTGCTACCGCAGGTGCTGATACAGTGCCAATAGATGGTGCAGTAGAAGGAACTTGTCCAGAAGCTAGCATAGCTTGATATTGTTGTGCAGTAGGGGTAATAGGAGCAGTGGCTTGAGCAGTGGTAGCGATATTAGGAGTTTCTACCGCAGGAGCAGCACCTAATTGCGTACCCGCTGGTGAAATAGCTTGCTGAGTGCCGAATTGAACTCCTTGAGCCAGTTGTTGAGCACCTGCTGGCAATCCGGGTTGAAATACTTGTTGTGCCGATACATCTGTGATTGTAGGAAACTGTGTCTGATAAGTTACATTACCAGATGCATCAGTTACAGGATTACCCTCTGTATCTAGCACCTGTTCCTGTACAGGCTGTCCCTGCGTATCAAGCACAGGTCCATAAGGGGCTTTCATTGGGACTGCTTGGCCTACGATAGGAGCACCTACGCCTTCAGACGTTTGTGTAATACCGCCTTCTTGTAACTTACGTACAAATCCTCCAGTATTCATACTCATTATCTTAGCTCTGTTTTCCAATCCCATAAAAGCACGTTGTGCACCGGGATTGCTAGCTAAGAATTGATTGAAGTTTTCACGAGGTCCAGAATAACCAAGCTTCTGGGCAATGCGATCCATTTGGTTTTCTGAGAATCCCTTAAACATTTTAAATTAACTCCAGTGCTTTTTGTCGTGTCTCATCTATTCTACGTTCCCACCCTTTACCAAATGTTTCGTATATAGATAGACCACGAATAAATTCTTGTCGTTGTTTAGTTACGCCATTAATAAGTTTTTCTATTTGTGTTATAACAATTTCATTGTGATCATTTTCTATAGTAGACCACACCATGTTGAGAGTGTTTGGACCAATGATGCCATCGGGGTTTGAAATTCCACAGACGGATTGGAGAGCTTTTGATGCACGGCTGATTCCTGAATTGACAGCATAATCCATAACAACACAAGCAACACTAACAGGTAGATCATCACCTTTGATGCGATCCCAGTAATCACGCTTGTAAAGTTCAGCCGCCTTTTCCTCCGTGAGATCCATGATGTTGATCTCTGGGTACGCCCTTTTCGATATGCCATACTTAGTTTCTCCACCGGGATCAGATGGATGATTAACGTATCCACCTTCATGGTGTAAAACCATTTTAACTATTCTTGCAAAACTCACTCTTGTTCCTCTGTGTTTTTTTCTTCTGCATGATCGTGACAACATTTACCATCTTCATGCTCGTGATCTGCTCCATCTGAGTGATCGTGACAACATGCATGTTTCTTTTCTTCTTGCGTCATTACTTTTTCCTCATGTTCATTAGTTTATCTGCGGATTTTATACCAAAACTTGCACTCACTACTAAGAATAAAAGATACTGATACCAATCGGGAAGATTATTAAGTGCAGCGAATCCTTCATTGACTCGCTGTATAACTGAAGGATCGTTAATTATAACACTGTATGCAACACCTATCAAAGGTAGGGATATTAAAATAGCAAACCATTCATCTTTCCATGACTTGCCTGTAGCATCAGCCATTTTGTTTTCCCAATCGGCATCATTTTGAATAGAATTAATTTTGCGTTGTTGAATAGCTTTCTTTTCGTCTGCTTTACCTTTGATAAACTCTCTACCTAAATCAATGGCAGGTCCAAGTAACATTTGCAACATTACTTTTTACTCCCCATATTACTAAAGCCAAAGTATGCTCCCACAATAGCGGCTACAGAAACGTAATAAATATTAGCCATCTGAGCTAAGTGAGTAGCGGCTGTATTTAAACCCACAAGCTCACATATCATCACTGAAGAGGGATATACGAGAAGTCCTACCAATGCGAACCATGACATAGCTCTTTGAGTGTCTCGCTTAGCATCTTCATCTGCCATCTTTCTGCGTAAATCTTCTAGCATAATTTCTCTTTCTTCAGGATCTATTTTTCCGTTGCCGTTCTTGTCATACTTTTTTAACTCTTCCATGTTCTTTTTCCAAATACATCTGTTTTTATGCAAACAGATTCATAATTAACTTTTGGCTTTGGAGCTTGCTCCATGAGAAAATCACGAGCTTTAAAACATTCTTCCAAAGACATATATGGGCCTTGATGATGTACGTAATATTGCTCCGCACTCAATAATAATGAAAATAGTATCCACACTTCACTTATCTACCTTTAAATTTCATAAACCAGAGAAGTGCGTAAATACATATCCCAACGGCACAAAGAGTGCCAATGATAACCCCAATACTAATAAAGATTTCTTTAACTTGTTGTTTTCTACGGGCTTTCGCCAATGCAATTCTTTTGCGTTCATTCTCTCTTCTTTCTTTTTGTACCCTAACATGTCTATCCCAATCTTGAAGTAAGCCGGGACGACCAGCCCAAATCATTAATTCACGTACCTGTCGGGTTTGTGCACGAATCTCTTCTAGTTTAAAGAAGGACTCCATATCGCCATTATCAGCCTTTTCTTGTAACTCTTCTTGTGCATTTGTTAGTTTACTTAAATGTGGTCCTATTTCTGTTATACTTTTAACATTTCCTGCCATTTCACGGATAGCTGATATTGCATCGTTAGCTATTTTAATTGCAGTAATGGTTTCAAAAATCATTATGATGCCTGTGATATAAGGGCAACTACTGCTCCTAATACTGCAATTACATTAAGCATGACCATTGCTTCAAGTCTCCATAATCTTTTATCTAAACTATTTAACTTATCATGCACATAACTATATCTAATAGCACACTCAGCTTCATGTTTTTCTAACTGAAGTTTTGTTTCCATTTCTAAACTAGGCTCTTGCTTTAATTTCATTATGCCGCTACATCCTCACGCATTTTAATTGGATTGGATGGTGATCTATCCAACCACTTACCCCACTCAGCATAGTAATGACGCATTCCTACTTCATCGTGTATAGTTTCATTTTCATGTCTAGCATGAAGAATATTTCTTTTTTCTGTACCTTCACGCATGGTTGTGCCCTGACCAGATACACCAATCAGATCCTCGTGCAGATTACGTCCGAATGGACCCCATATTGAATTGTGATGTTTGATACGAGTTTGTCTTTCTTTTTCTGTGTCTTTTTTAAGTCCGTATCCACGAAACTCAATTAATACTTTATTTGGTCCAAGAGGTGTTACACTGTCTGAACGGTATGCACTACCACGTAGGTTAAAGTTAAAGCCGGGAAACAGATCTACCATGTACCACTGATTAGGTGGCAAGTTAGGGAAGCTAAGTTCCCCTCTATCTTCAAATCCCTCATACTCTTCGTAATTCACAGTGAATGAACTTACGTTAACATGCCCGTTATCAAACGGAATATTCTTACGTGCAAAATACTCTTCATTAAATCCACTGACTCTATTAAAGTAGTGCATAAAATCGTGATAAAACTCACTGTTGGTATCATGCCAAAGTTTATAGTTAGTATCTATAATAGATTTATGATAATGGAATACTTCCATTTCTTCTGAATCAATTGCATCTGCAATACAGTCAAATGCACCTGCTGTCCATTCTTCTACACTCATAATAGGATTAGGGTCAAGGGTGACCCAAACCATACCGCCATGCTTAACTTCGCAATAAAGTTCACTTTTACCTAAAATATTTTTAATAGGCACTTTTCCTGCTGGTCCTGTGTATCGTGAATCGTTGTACACAGCCCTAACATCAGTTCCAGTATTAATAACAGCTATATTTTTAAATGCAATTTGCGATGTTCTGTAGCTTCCTATATCTGACATTTCACTTATATGACAAACAGGAACCCATACTTTAGAAAAAATGTTTTCAATTTCTTCATCAAATATCTGTTGATTGTTGTAACACTCACTACTGATATGTTCTATCTTTGGTGTCTTATTCCACTGTTTATAATTACGTGCTGGCATTTATAGTTCATCCGTATTTACAAAATCAGGATATTCCATGTCACGTTTAAAATGTTTTTTTATGACATCGATCATCTCATCATACTTAGCAATCTGTTCTATTTCTTGTTCTATAGCTTCCATAACATCAGAGTGCTCCCCAATACCAGCAGGATTATTTAAGTACACATGCACATTAGCTTTGTGTTTTGCAACATTACCTTCTGCGTATTTTAAAAATGCTTTAAGTAAAGTATCTTTCATTTATATCTCTTTGGGCCAATCACTAATAGGGGCGGCAGTCTCACCATCTGGTATTTCATATAAAGCCATAAACTTTGCATGAGTGTCACACGCACTTATTGCATCTTCGATAGTTTTGCATTTATCTCTGACAGCCGTTCTATAATTTGATATGGCAGGTGATATCGAGGTTCCTTGATCCGCTTTTCTAATGACCATCCAGTCAGATGACGATAAGAGATTTCTCGCTTCCTCTTTTGTTCTTGCAATAGCAACTGACTTGAGTCCGAGCGTAACGACTTGCTTTCCATTTTCATCGAGAATGGCTTTGCCTTCGGAGTCAACTTCGTTTTTGTCATCAAG